AATTTATCGCAGGGTTTTTACGGTATGAGTGCAGTGACATTTGAAAATCAGGCGGGTTCAGTGAACACCAAGCCTGTCGCAGCACTTGGCACAAATACGACTGGTACGGTAGGTAATGAGTTTGTAGCCAACGCTAGTAATTCATCTGATGCGGATAATGACACGTTAACCTATCAATCGACACTGCAAGTGCCAACTGGCTCTAGTGCGACATTGTTAGATGCCAGTACCGTCAACCCAAGATTTACCATGGATGTGGCTGGAGAATATGTTTTAACTCTGATTGTCAATGATGGTACTGAGGATAGCGACCCTGCAACTCAGACAATTACAGCGGTAGAGGCCGGCAATGTGGTTGCCAACGCAGGTAACGATTCTGTTCAATACGTAGGGCAATCGTTCGTGTTATCCGGTGCAGCGTCTACTGGTGGCAGTACATACAGTTGGTCCATTGCACAAGCGCCAGCAGGTTCATCCCCATCAATTACTAATCCGACTCAACAGAATGCTAGTTACACAGCTGATGCAGTCGGCCTCTACGAATTTCAATTAACAGTTGACGGTGCTTCAACTAGCTCAGTGTTTGTACGTGTACGCAATGCTGTTGCAAACAAAACACCCACTACAGCAATACGAACCAGCGGTGAGTTTGAACTAGGGCGAACAGTAACGTTTATCGGTGAAGGAAAATACAATGCTTAAATATCAATTTACAGACAGGGGTATTGTCGTTGAACGCCCTGCAAGTCAAGGATCTAATCGTGGATGCTTTTCGCCAACAATTATTCCAACGGCTAATATTACAGGCTGGCAAGCACCGTATGACTGGATTTTGTATTTCTCCACGGACCACGTAAGTGGCAGTGGTGGCACGTGGGTGGTGCTTGTTTCTGGTGATCCGACAGATTCTAATAATTGGGTGGATTACGATACGGCTATCGCCAATGGTGATTTTGATTATTTGCCTAGCAAACCCAGTGGCAACCCCGTTTATATCGATACGGTTTCAGCAGGAACGCAGACAGAAACACCTTGTGCCCGCGTCATTGATGGGGTGGTCTATTTAACTACACATAACAACAGTGGCCCTGGTTATGATGGGGGGGATATAAGAGAGCAGACAACGTCAATAGCCACATCATCTGACGGTATTAATTTCACCAGACATGATTATGTGCTGACGTATGATCCTCGTTTTGGTACTGGTACCGGACACACGGGCTATTTCGAATGGGATGTTAATGACGGTAAACTCAATTACCCTCACACATACATCGGTTACAGTACTGCAGGTGACTATTCAGCGTTATGGGGCACAGACGTTGTTACCAATCGATGGGAATTGCTACAAGTATGGAAGAAAGACGTTGGACGCGTAGTTGAAAATGTATCTGGCTACACCAACCCAGAGTTAGTGATGACCCTAAGCCCCTCTAGCCTTGTAAAACAAGACGACGGTTCACTAATGGCGCTAGCGGAAATAAGAGAGCAAGGCGGAGGCGGTGCGCAACTTGTACCGCGTTTTTCTATTCCAGTGTTAATTGCCGACGATGGATTTACGCGTTTAAGTTACGCTGGTGAGCCTGCTCAAGGAGGGCCAGACGCAGTTAACCAAGTCGTATTAAGAGATACACTTGAATATCAAGGGCGCAAGTTTAAGGTTTACCGCGCTGTAGGTGCTGGAACATCTACTACTGCGGTTGGCGCTATTGGTCTGATGGAATTTGAATTGGTGGACGGTTCACTTCCACTGCTCGACCCGCCATACCCTGAACGAGAGGATATTTCGTTTATCGGCGCATCGTCTTTGCCTGATAATGTAAAACGAATGACTGGACAGGGCTCTATTGCGTTTACTGCAAATGGTTTGGAATTAACTTTAGCAGCTGGTGAACGTGAGGGATTCTACTTGCCGGATGTATCAACCAGCATGAAAATGTTGGATGTAACCTGGTTAAATGCGCGACTGACTACGTTTGACTACTGGAAGCCGCACGCAGGTTTTGCCAAAGACTACATTCGCGGTTCAGCGCTGGACGTCCAAGATGTGGTTTACACCAGCTACGAAACTTCGAGTGATTTGGATAGACAGTTGACTGTTATTCAAAAAGTAGGTGGTGTGGAGAGTGCCACCAGTTACCCGTTTGACCGTATCGGTTATGGCGGCTCGTACACTAACGGCGAATCAGCCCAAGCACCCACAAGCTACGGTTTACGCTGGATGCCAATAGAGGACCGTGTATCACTCTTAAGTAAAGACACCGAACGTGGATTTGTTGATGCTTCCGGCATGTTAAACGGTGAGTACGTGCCGTTCATTGAAATAGAAAATACCGAGGCTGCTGACCCCATAACCGTCATTATTGAAGGTATTGGTTTTGGTCAAGCGGGTGACATTCAGTATCAATGGGCAATAGATAATAAACCTGCAACTTCAAACGCTACTATATCTGAACCTACAGCTAAGAATTTCGACATTAATATCGATGTAGCGGGAAGCTATGAAATCGGACTAGTTACCAGTGATGAAGACGATTCTAGCACTAGAATTACACAAAGTTTCGACGTTGAAGGTCCAAACCAACCCCCAACCGTGGTTCTAGGGCCAAACCAGTCCGTCGAGTCTGGGCAAACTGTGTATTTAGATGCCACACAAAGTACGGCCGGTTCTCATCCGATTGCCAGCTATGAGTGGACGCAGACTGCAGGGGACACCGTAACGTTGGTTAATTCAACTACGGCCAGCCCAAGCTTTATCTCCCCAAGCGAGAATGATGCCCAGACGTTAACTTTTAGTGTTGTGGCCATCAACACTGAGGGAACCCGAAGCGCGGCTAAAACGGTTTCAATTGCCGTGGCCGCTTTCAACTTCGACGGTAGTATTTTGGAGTTAATCGACTCGGTAGCCTTTGAGTTGATCACAGATGGTAACTTAATGATTTACCCTGGCAGAGCGAACCGTGAGATTATCAAACTTCGTCCGAGTAGCGAGTTAGGTTTGGTAGTTGATGATGATGGTTGTATAGACTTCGAAGCCACCGCTAACACAATTAGCAAGCTAGAAGTAATCATATATAACACTTCTGAAAAAGCGCGAATCGACTCAGACACCACCGCTATTGTTTTTGAAGGGCCAGAAGCTCATTGCCGCTTCGGAGACTTCCAACCTAAGAGCGCGAGAGAACCTTTTGACGTTGCAGTAGTGCTTTATATTGAAGGGGATGGAAGAGGCGTTGTTGTCTACTCAACCAGTGAAGCGCTATCGACGCAAGGGGCCTCACCAATAAGCGCGTATGTACAAGCTAACTTAGGTGCATAACTACAATGGCCAAGGATGGCTATTGTTCATTTACAGTCTTGCTTAAGGGTAGTATGCTTGATTGAAAATTAGGCTAATTGACGATACTTAGGCGGCAAGATGGGCATACTCGATCCCTCTAAGCTCAATATAAAAGTTGAGCAAATTCCTACCGAAAGTGAAGTTATTAAAATCTTCAATGAACGACAGAAACTTGTCGCTCTATTTATCTGTTCGCCTATGGCCGTTAAGAAAGGCCGATACACTTTTACTTCAGTGCTTCTAGACGTTAGTTATGAGGATAGTGTCTGCCAGATACTCAACTCATTTCTAGCTGCGGAAAAGAGTGGAGATTATCGCAAGTTCTTAAACTTCAAAACGCGGTCCTCCGATGTATCTTATTTTTCTATAAATACCCTTCGCTTAAAGCTCTCATACTTTGGCGTCTGGGTGCTAATTATCTTGAGTTCACTTGGTATTAATCTCGGTTTAATGAAGTATTTGGGGCACTAAGATGGACTCAACAACCTTGCTAGCACTCTTGGGAGTGATGGCCACTATTAGTGGTGTAGCGGTAACAATCGCGCTATTTATCATATCGGGAATAAAATCTGATATGAAAAGCGCACATGAAAGTTTTTCACAAAGTAATAAAAACCTGTGGGAAACCGTAAATAAAAATCACGCCACAGCAAACGCCTTAGCCACAAAAATCGCGGGAGAACTCGCAGCATTTAAAGAACACGTAGCATTAGCTCACCCGAGGGAAGAACGCGTTAACGAAAAGCTTGAATTCAACAAGCAGCATATCGACCAAGCCCTCTCAGGCATAAACCACCGTCTTTCGAAACTGGAATCTGACCAAAGTATCGTCATTCAGCATATGACCCAGATCAGTAACCAGCAATCACAAACAATGTCCTATTTAAAAGAACTGGTTAAAAACAAAAATTTTGAGGCTAAAAATGGCTAACTACTCCGCAGACCCAAGAGTCCAAGCTTACGTCGCTCAAATTGTGAAACTAGAAGCGGGGTACGTAGATAACCCTCACGATAAAGGTGGGCCTACGAACTGGGGAATTACTGAAAAGGTTGCACGCGCTCACGGTTACACTGGCGCTATGAAAGATATGCCGCAATCCAAAGCCCGAGAAATCTACTTACAGACCTATTGGTTTGGCCCTCGTATCTCGGAGCTGGCTTCGGTAAGCCCTGATATAGCGTGGGAGGTGTTTGAAGCTGGGGTAAATCTTGGTACCGGCACAGGAATAAAGTTCCTGCAGCGTGCGTTGAATGCCTTTAATAAGATGCAAACCATCTACATCGATATAAAGGTGGATGGGATATTTGGTAGCAAAACCCTTAAGGCCTTGCAGCTTTACTTTGCCCATCGTAAAGCCTTGGCCGAACCTGTTCTTTTAAAAGCGCTCAATTGTTTACAAGGTGCTTATTATTTAGAACTGGCCGAATCCAGAGAGACAGACGAAACATTTGTCTTTGGTTGGATAAATAAGCGCATAGCGCTAAGAGATTGACGATAATTGGAGCTACAACATGAAAGCCGCATTAATACTTCTTTTTAGAAACTTTGGTGCCGCATTGCTGACACGACATATGATTTTGTTCTTGTTAAAGCTTGCGGCGAAATTTACTGAAAACAAAATCGACGACAATGTTGTTGGTTTGATCAACGCAGGGTTCAAAAGTGATATCGAATCTATGCAGTGGTATATCGAAGCGATATCAAACGAGGTTGAAATCGAACTGAGGAAAAGGCGAGAGGCGGAGCTTGCCGAAAGCGAGGTGATTGGTGAACCCTCAACCCCTACACCAGACCCCCGCCCAGAGCCACCAGAACCGACAAAACAAAAGTAACTAAACCCTAGAAACAAAAAAGCCACTCTAAGAGTGGCTTTTTTATGGGTTTCACTTAATTTGTGTCACGAAACTAAACTCGTGTCGTACTCGTGTCATTTCGTGTCCCTTTCGTGTCACCTTTCGGTACTGGTAAAAGAGGTAAGTTGTTGATTTGTCCCCTCTTTGTACCTTCTTGTTTGGTGGAGCTGGCGGGATTTGAACCCGCGTCGATTATTTCCTAAATAGCTGATAAGCTTGGTTTTTTATTCGTGCCATTGGTGTCTCGTGCCGCACTCGTGTCATTTTGGATTTTTTTCTCGTAATCCTCGATGAATTTACCATAGTGTCGAAATAGCATTTCTGGCGAAGAGTGGCCCATCCAATTTGCCAACTGCCACAAGTTAATTCCCTCACTAATATGTCGGGTCGCGAAAGTGTGACGCATTTGGTAAGGGTATCGGTATCTTACTTTTGCAGCGGTAAGAATTCGACTCCATTTGTGTTTACGAAATGAGTCTGGGTTTATCCGGTTCAACTCCCCCTCTGGCAGTTCCATTCCAAACTTTAAGTTTTTAGGGAACACAAAACCACGACCCAGATAGGAAAGTTCTCTTTGCCGGTTAAGGGCATTCATCGCGCTTTCATTTAAAGGTATGGCACGTTTACCGGCTTTTGATTTTGGACCCTTGATCTCGTTATGCACAATGGCCGCTTTTACGACTAAGGTGTTGTGAATGAAATCTACTTCGTTCCATTTAAGCGCCGACCATTCACTAGGCCGCATCCCCGTATTGAAAACCAGCTCAACAATATTTAGCTCTTCCGGTCTGCAATGCTCATAGATTGCTTCGACTTCTTGTGGTGTGAACGGGTCGATATCATCGTGGCCACCGTCTAAATCTACCTTGTTATCTTTTTCTACGTAGTTAGAAAGCTTCACACCATCAATCGGATTGGTTGGTACCAGTCCGTCAGTCACAGCTTCGGCCAGCGCGGTACGTAAAAAGCTGAATTTGTTTCGCAGGGTTTTAGGTGAGTTCCCAGACTTGAGAACGAAGCTTTTCAAAACTTGCGGCGAGAGCTCGGTCACAGGAATAGGGTGGAGTTCCTTAACCGACGTCTTTAGTTTTTCGTAGCCTTTAATAGTGGAAGGTGAGAGCCCCCGTTTCTTGACGCTCTCAATATATTCCTCCAAGTACGCTTCAACAGTCTTGCCCCACGCTACAGCGCCACCGAATATTTTTAGCTTTGGTGAGCTGGGGAAGTAATCCGCATATCGGAAAGTTTCACGCTCAATCTTATTTAATATCTCACCGCGTAAGTTACCGGCGTATTTGATATTTGATTTGTTGACTGGAACCTTAAGGAGTTCTCGGCAGCGAACCCCTTTATATTCGAAGTTAATTTGAATACGGTCTTCTTTGGCCCCAGGCCTAATAGTTACCCCGCGAGGGAGTTGCCCCCATTTCTTATCCATCGTTCTACCGCTTCTAAGTCAATCCAAAGTTCGCGAACACCCTCAGTTTTAAAGGCATGAATACCTTTAACCCACGTTCCGCGTTTAATTCTTTTTCGTACCGATTCAATATCTTCACCAGATAGCTCACAGTATTTAGTGAGTGGTACGGTTCTTAGGCTAGTAGTCACATTAATAGCAACAGGGTAGTTATCATTAGCTGAGTTCGTCATATCGTCAATTTCCAAATTGTAAAAGTTAGCTTACTAAGGGAGTGGGTTCCGTTCGTGGTCTTTACACACAAGTTCCCTACATACAAACCCCCAAATTTTCGTTTTTTGAAGCTTCGCGGTTACTCCATCCTTTACCCAATCAACCGGAGCAGGTTGACTTACCGTTGCATACTCATGACAGTATTTACAGTAGGGGACTTTAAAGCGTGGTTTCTCGTTCATAAAATCAATTTCCAAATCAAAGGCTGGCTTTCACCAGCCTATAAAAGTTAAACAGCTACGCGGTTCTCGGCATCTAGTTCTTTATGTGAGGCCTGTAAAACCTGTCCGATATGAGGCGTGATACGTTGGATACATTGCCATGTGAAGCTGGCTCGTGTGTCGTCCATCGCGCTATCAATCTCGTCTAACATCATTAAAGGTAATACACGGTGAGTCAAAATACGACCTAAACCTATGCGTAGCGTTAAATTAGCAAGGTCTTTACCCGAACCTGATAGCGTTCTTAGCGGCTGGCCATCAACAACAACCTCGAAATCCTGTCCCACTTCAACGGACTGGAATTCGCCACCGGTCATTTCACTCATAAGCATCGAGGCCACTTTATTAAGTGAAGGCAATAGGTGACTCTGAACCTTAGCTTTCACCACTTTAAGTGCTTCACGAGCCCGAGACAGTTCCGATAAACGCTCTTCCTCTGCAGCTACACCCTCAATACTTTTATTATAGGTGGTCAAAGCCTGTTCGTACTGCCCAGAAAGGTGCTCGTAGTTCGCCCATTCTTGACGGGCCGACTCTAGCTGGCTAATGACATTACGTAAGGTCGCTTCAGTATTCTCAGGGAATTGTTGTGTAATACTGTTAAGCGTTTCTTGCGCTTGATCATAATTCGCTTTAGCTTCACCGTAAGCTTGCTTCAAACCTTCAAAATGCGTTGCTTGACTGTCATACATCCGCATCTGGTTATCATACTGGTCTTTTATCCGCTTACAGGTACCTTCCCAGTTCTTAATTTGCTGGTCGTTCATCTGAGAAATATTCGATACATGGCTCTTATAGTCCTTGTTCTCTTTCTCAAACTGCAGTATTGCAGACTTAGCCGTGCGAACTTCATGAAGCGCGGTTCTCAAATCATCAATATTTAAGCCCTGCAGCTCTTCTAATACCGTGTCATGCTTCTTGTTTATCGCCAATTGTGAATGGATATCAACCCATTCTTTTACTGTTAAGTTTGGAGCCTCTTCCCTAACTGGTAGTTTTTCCAGTTCTTCAATCTCTGCAGATAAATGGAAGTGGTGCTTACAGCTCGGGCACTCTATAGTGTGTGAAGCCTTAAGCTCTTGAATGCGATTATAACGTTCGTGTTGAGCCCACGCTTCGGTAAGTGCCTCGACTTCTGGCCACTCGGCGTTAGGTTCACAAGGCTTGCATTGCGCTTCTAGACGCAAGAACTCAGCTTCAACCTTCACCGCTTTATCAAGGTTATTCTGAAGGTTCAGTTCCACGGTGGTTAACTGGGATACTGTACTTGGCATACCGTTAGTTAACGTCGGGAACTCAGGGGCTTTCATCGTAGGCGATAAAAGCTGTGGTTTTTCTGGGTAAATCGGCTCTTCGGGTTGTACAGGTTTTGTTGGCTCCGTTGGTACCGAGACCGCTTTTGCCGTTAACCAGTTCTCAAGACTTGTTTTATACGTCGATAACGCATTCTCTATATCGGCCTTAGGAGTTTGAGGTTGAGTCGGCGCCACGGGTTCTACCAAGTTCTTTTTGTGAGTGTCGATAACCGCACGCAGTTCTCTAATCTCTCCGGCCATATTATTAGCAAGCCCATCCATCTGCGTAAGGCCAGCTACCGAATCAATCATTTGTTTACGTTCAGTTGGGCGCATATCCGCAAGCGCTTGTATATCGCCTTGAGCGCACCAGTGAGCAATTCGGAACACATCAAAACCATAACCCAGGGTTCTAACTACCCACTGATTTACAGGCTTGGTACCACTTACGATAGGCTCATTTTTATGAAAGACTTCAGACTTAGATTTGGTACGGCTGATAGTGTACGTCTCGCCATTGATAGCAATAACAACCTCTACCTTCATTCGCTTGTAATCGCCAGCAATGCCGCGAAGTGCTTTGTTACCAAAGAGGGCAAAGCCTACCATTTCAAAGTTAAGTGATTTACCTTTGCCGTTCGCTCCGGTGATCAAGGTTGAACCTGCATTTAGTTCCAACTCGTTTTTAATTGTTTTGCCGTTCGAGAACGTTAAGTCATATTTAATTGAAGAAAGCATTATTCAGCCTCCGCGCTTAGGTCCATAAACTGGCCCCAAAGTTGATTCGTAGTTTCAGTTGAAACGTTGTGTTCCGCCATTGTCGATTTGAAGATACCTTCTAAGTCGAAGCTATCGAGATTAACTTCCAGTTCGTCGTCTTTATTTTCCGACACACGTTTGAAAGTCAGGCTCAAACAATCCACTTCAGCAATCGGGGCCTCCGTTGGTAGAAGCGTGATTCGAAGGTTCATGTTTTTGAACTTATCAGGGTCAGCTTCTAAGGCCGTGGTTGCTTCTTGAAGCGAGAGCGTTATGTAGAGCTGGTTGTTTGGGTCCTCGGCATGCGAGTAGGGTTGCATAGAGCCGGTAACCCAGACTGGCGTATCACCTTCCATAAAAATACGGGGGGTATGATAGTGGCCAGTGATAACCGCAAGTGCTGTTTGCATTTCTTCAAACGGGATCAAGTTATCTGTCGCTGAGCTATCTTCACTAAAAGCAAGAATGTCCCAATGACCAAAGGCGAAGAAACCTACCGGTGGCTTAATCTCTGCCGCAATTTCTTTCGCAGTTTTAAAAGGGTGCCACGGGTAGAAAACAAAGTGCTCTTTATCAATGGTTAGTTTGAGTGCGCTTTCTGAAACAACATGAATATTCGGAACGTGAGCCACAAGCTGTGTAAATACATCAAACGAGCTTTTGAACTGGGTATCTCTCGAAGCGTCATGGTTGCCGCGAATTATCACGAACTGACGGTCAGGATAATTACTGGCCGCGAGACGATAAACGTCGGCCGCAAATAAAATATCTTCTTCAGGAACGCGAAACTTATCAAACAAGTCTCCCATACAAACGTGAAGCTTATACCCTGGCGAGTTAACAATACCCGCAAAGGTATCTTTCACCATTTCTTCGCGCTCACCTTTGCGGTGTGTTGGTACGCCGGTATTAAATTTACGTGCTAGGTGAGGGTCACCTAACGTCTGAACAAAAGAGGGGAGTTTAATTAAATCGTTTAGCGATTCGATTGGTTGCATTTGCATCGTCAATTTCCTAAATAAAAGTTTATATTATGGTTTCATAAAAACTAAAAAGTGAGTTAATCCTGAACGGCCTGAAACTTGCCCAAATAGTGGTTTAACTGGACATAGAGGAAGTATCTCTTTGAGTTTTATTTGAGTTTCATTCCATTTGAAAACAAGTGTTCCCCCAGGTTTCAAAACTCTTAAGCACTCATTGAATCCTTTGTTCAAATCTTCTCTCCAATCATTACCTAATTTACCATATTTTGCGGCAAGCCAACTTTTAGGACCTGCTCTCTCTAAATGAGGTGGGTCGAAAGCTACAATGTTGAAAGTGTTATCAGCAAAAGGAAGTTCTCTAAAATCCATTAAAGTGTCGGGTTCAATTTTTATAGTTCGAGTCCCATCCGATTTATGCGTTCTATCTGTAACAGTTATAGTCTCGTTTCTAATATCACCATATACTGCAGAGGGGTGAGCTTTATCCAACCACCACATTCGAGACCCTGAACAAGGGTCTAAAACTGTTTTTTGCATCGTCAATTTCCTAAATAATAATTGAGGGGACTTGGCCCTCAGTAAAGTTAACTCTAATTTTCCAGTTTAAATCTGGGCTAAAATACGGCCAGTATTCGAGTACAAATCTTTTAATATCTGGATAGACACCAACAGCGTGTCCCAGCACAGCAAAGCATAAAACTCGGTAAGCCGCATTAGGGTTCCTAAGTTCATTGAAGTCCTCAAACTCTTCGGATTCTTCATCTGGTTCCCAAGGTTGAACAATTCGGGGTAAAAAGTTCTGGTCTGTTATATGTCCTCTTCGCCACAACAAAACCAGCTTTGCCAGCCTAGCATTCCTCCAAATTAAAGTATTAATTTCAGTTTCAGCGTGTAAGGCCCATCCACAAGTAACCTCAAGCATAGGTTTATCTCCACGTAAATTGAAACTGCGTGAGTTCTTCAAAACGCATAGACTTCTTAGGCCAGCTTAGAATTAGGGATGCTGGGACTTTAAACCAGCCATCAATACTTATGAAATGGAGGTAGAAGTAGTAGAGGCCCCCAGCTTTGGTTACCTTGGTTGCTTCGCGCCATTGACGTTTCTCAATTCGAGAGAAATCAAAGCGGGAACTTTCAGCAATACTTTTTACTTCCGCGTAGGCCGTTAAACCTTTTTCGGTAACAAGATAGTCTGAGGGTTTTGATGAAACGATACGTTTGCGAACGCGAGACTTGTTTACATCAGCATGATCTTCGAAGCGATATACATGAGCGCCCAGCGCTTTCATATTCTCTTCGAAGATATCTTCGGAGGGTTTACCAGTGTTTTGCATCGTCAATTTCCTAATTGTATAAAACTTATTTTGTTTTATTTAGAGTTAATACTCTTTTAGGTTTATCACCTTTATCATCTGATGTTGACTGGCGTGTGCCGCGTCCCACTTTCTGATTTATGATAATCCCTTGCTTCTTGTTCTTACGTCGAGAGCGTAAGTACATAGAATGTAGTTCAACCATTCTCTTACGAGCATGGTCTGCTTCGGATTCGGTTACTCTACCGTCAGGCTTTCCCCAGAGGTTAAAGCGCTGGGCACCAGTACGAATACGATTGAGGTATTTTATAGAATTAACGTGAAAGCCTATCGCATCGTATAGTTCTCTTGAGCTGACTTTCTTAGGAGAAATAACCGCACGAAGTTGCTCATAAATATCCCTACTTAACGGTTTGTTAGTTAAGATTCGGAATTTATTTTTACGACAATAGGTGACCACCCAAAGCCAGCAATGGATAGGTTTTTCAAATTGTAATTTTTTAGAATTATATTTAAGGCTTACACCTTCAATTCCAAAAGTGGCGTTATCCATGCTCAACTCGTCAATTCATATTTTAAAAAGGCTCCTAGTGGAGCCTTTATAATTATTATCTAAATTAATAGGTATTATGCTTAATAATACCGTGTTATGCAACGTTAGTAGTAGCGACAAACAATTTATTATTAAGTAAGCTGATAAGCCGGTTTTGAATTTCTGGATGTAATTTAGAAATATATGGATGTAATTCAGAAACTTGCGGAGAACCTGCCAAAGCTTGGAATACATAGGCTTTCAAATTTCCTGGTACTTCTTCAAGACCTGTGAACATCGTACTGTGGGAAAGCTCTTTAGCCCTTCTCACATCCTCAACCCAGCGATTAAAACGCTCATCATCTAAATAATATTTATAAACTGAACTGACACCTACACGTTTCTTTTCTCTACGATATTTCATACCAAACGAAGTAAGAACACGGCGAACAAACTCATGACGCTTCTTGTCGGTATCACATAAGGGCATGCGGATACCTTGAAGAATTTCTAAATCCCTCGCGTGGGCTAATAGAAAATCAAAAGCGCGGTCTTTTTCTAAATCCGTTATTTCTCGGCCATCGTAGGTGGGGATATCATTTAGAAATATCACACCCAAATGGTAGAAGAAGCCACGGCCCAAGCCTTGGTGATCTGCAAACGCCGTTTTATCTTTATCGTGTCGCTTAGTATCAAAGCGGTTAATCATATCTATAAGAAACAGGTCGTCATTGTTAGCACCCAGCATCAAACCCTTGCGTCTACCATTGAGAGCCTGTGTTGACATAGTAACTACATCGTTCAGTTCATCCCCAGCCTCGAGGCCAAAGAGTCGCGCTTGACGTTTCTTAAGTAGCTGTCGTTGTTCCTCTGCGTTTTTCAAAGTCTGGTTATCTAAAATTTCAAATTCTTCGTCTGTTAACAGCTCAGTATCCCTAAGCTTTTGTTTTTCAACTTCTCGAATCTGATCTGTTAGTTCATCCATTAGCATTTTCAAATTGTAGCCTTCTTCAGAGGCCAGCGTATAAAGCGTGTTGATGTTGTAACCTTCATTTTCTAAAGCGTTTATCAAATTTTTAGAAAAGTGATTGAGTTTATTATTTTCAAAACTCTTGAGTTGGCCATACCAGTCCGACCAACCATGGTCATTTATTTTCAAACGTTCGGTTGCATAATCATATTCAGAAATAAACTGCACACTTAGTTTGTTATCTATGGTGTTACGATTTCCGTATATCTCTTTTTGAACGATTTCTAAAGGCGCGGTAGGGTAACGTCTCGCATTATCAAGGTACATAATATGGTAGTCGGTACACTCACGAACGCGGCTCATATGCTGCAAACAATCCGAAGGTAAATTACCCGCCATCTTTGTGAAAAACGCGAACGTCTTTTTAAACTTCGCACCCATTTCAGTCGCATCGATTGAGTGGCCGGTACCCATAGAAGGTGAAGACATAAAAATATCATCGTCTTTTAAGTTGCCATTCAAATCACGAATAAAGGCTTGTACATCCGGTGTCTGAGAATTGTTACTCGTTATGGTGATAACACGACGACCATTAATCTCCGTCATGAAGTGTTCATGCTCTAGCTGACTATCCCCACCCATTTCCTCAATAATCGTGGCCGCTTTCTTAAGTACATCGACTTTAGAGTTTGAAGCGTAGAATAGGCCTGTAGTCTTGGCCTCACACATCAAAGCTTCTACGAACGCTGAAGTATCCCCCTTACCATCCGTATCTTGGTACAGCGTCACTTGGCGCTGTTGTTCCTTTGCCGGACGGTACTTATTAACGATAACGTTAATCGTGCGGTCTTCAGGGAGGATACCAAATTGCGGGTCTCTCATTAGGTCCACGAACTCTTTGTTTAAGTCAGCATCCATACAGATAACGAACTTGGCCCCAGCGATAATCTCACGTAAGACTTTTAAACATGCTGCCGGTTTATCAACGGTTGTCGCTTTAATCGCACGAACAAGCTGACAAACCTCATCCATGATCACAATGTCGTAGTTCTGGCCTTGTAGCTTGTATATCGAGTTAAGACAAATACCTAAGCGCTTCTGCATACGTAAGGAGTGCAACCGTTCGCTTTCGATTTCGTTATAGTCTGCAAGATTGAACTGCTTAGAGAGTGAGTTAACCAACGAGATTAGCTGGCTGATAGCGATAACTCGACCATCAAAATCCTGAACCTGTTTCTTAAGCATGTAGGTCTTACCCGTACCTTTCTCACTTTTAACAAGTGTAATACCTGGGCGTAGTCTTAGCTCTGGTAGATAGCGCTGGTCTATTACCATCGCTTTATTATCAAATTCTTCCAGTCGAGATTCGGTGGCCTCGGTCTTACTCATAAAGGTTTCAATAGACTCACGCAGCTCAAAGTTTCGTTCACCTTCTACAAACGAGTGAATCGTAGGATTGTAGTCACCATAGCGGCCAGCGTTAGCGTAGAACTTGGCTTTTGAATAACCTTTCTCAGGGCGTAGTGGGTCTTGTAACTGAGCGCCATCATAAAGCGTTGGATTTAAGAACGCTTCAAGCACACTGGTAATACGACCGTCTTCAAACTCAAGAACATCGGCAGGGTGAAGTATTTTGTTCTCATGCGCTTTAACAATCTTCATGGCCTCGTCACGAGAAAGCGGCATCTGAGTGTAATGCGTGGTGTTCACCATTCGCTGAACTTTGATTTCTCTGAATTCAGAGACACGGTTTATAACGTCCTCAGATTGCTTTTCTAGCTCAACCACACGACGGAATTCTTTATCTTGTGTTGGGGTGTAGTCTTTAAGTAGTGTAGTTTTTAACGAGCGCTTACCTCTTCGGTTAATCTCACCTTTTGGTAACTTCTGGTAGAACGATTCTTTTAGTTTGATGAAGGCACCGGCTTCGAAACATAGACGTTCAGGCTGGAAAACCGAGGTATCAAAAATCGTTCTTGGTAGTCGTCCACCGCTAGCACTTACTTTAATGTGGCCTAACCCAGCCATCCAGCAGCGCTTCTCAAGCATTTTACCAAACCGAGCAATATCTTCCCCTTTATCAACGAGCATATAAATATGGAAGCCATCCGCGGGGCGAATTACTTTATTGGTTTCTTTGTCAAACAATGACGTTGAAGTACTGTAAGTTCTGATATAGTCCGTGTTGTTTAGTTCTAATTCTGGAACCGCACTATTCAGATGAGTTAGGAAATCTTCAGGATTGGTGATTTTTAGCTTAGCGTGCTCGTCTTTATCATAATCGAATAGGATTAGACTTGGACCTTTTGTGATCATAGATTTCGAAGAACGTGTGCCATACACACCGGTTTCATCTACGTGCACTGGATATTCATAGCCACGGCGCTCAAACTCGTTACTGGTTAGGACCTCTACAAACTCGTGGTCCGTATCCATAACGCCAGGGGTAAAACACTGGTTAGGCTCTAGGCTTTTTATAAAATCGGGTAACTGTGAGAGTGTTAGCTGCACTCGTTTTGCTGTACCTGTCACCATCTTAGGTGCATCACTTACAATTTTACCATGCTCCATTCGTAGCTCTTTGGTGAGCACTCCGGTGGAGTTCGTAAAAAGTGTCAGGTAAAACGGTTGTTCTACTTGGTTAGCCATCGTCAATTCAATCCAAATTGTAGCGGCCCTCTAAGTGAGAGCCGACTTCATCAAAGTTTACTTAGGTCTGCAGGGGTGTAATCAACAGACTTAAGCACTTTGCCAGCAGCATAGCTTTTACCATCTTTATCGGTACTAGCTTCTTTGACCTTAACGGCCCATAGCGCGGTACCTTCATTTTTATTTTTATTGGTAAGTGTTACAGGTTTTGCTTCAACACTAACACCCAATGCGGTGTAGTGGTCGAGTGTCGCTTGCACGTTATCATCGTTACATAGCTTACTCATATTCGAGTGATGAACAATATCCCAGGCTTTTAGGATATCGAAGTTTATTTCTTCGGAAGCTGATAGAAGTGTTTCTACAACGTTGAGTTCACAAGGTTCTTGTTCGTCTAGAACGATATCGAACTGAACATATTTACCAAACAACACATAGAGGCTATCCACAATAGCATCTATTTTATCTACTCGGGTTTCTGCGCTGAAAAGCTCCCGCATTTCTTCGCGATATAAGTCGAAGTGTAGTTGATAGTCTTGTGCGCTATCGGGCACACCTATTGGCAAGTCAAAAGCGGTTCTGAAGTCATTAATATCGCTGAAAAACTTTTTAAAGATTTCAGGCGTTAAAAAGTTATATTTAATACCGTAAAATATCATCGTCAATTTCCTTTAATTTTTAAGTATGAGACCAGTATTATAAAAAGTAATCAAGTGAGTTGCTGGCAAACTAACTGGGTTTTTATTAATCAGATTAGTCTTCCTGAATCGTTTTTCTCAATGGTTGTAAGGTCGTTCTCCGGCTTTGGTTCTTGAAACGGTTCATAAGGTTCTGAACCTAGAGCCATTTTCTTAGATTTAGCGATTCGCTCTCGTATATAGCGGGGGATAATATATAGCGCTGTAATTAACAGCGCTACCCATAAACCCCAAACGTAAAACTCTAGTTCGGTATTCAAAATTCTCTCCAAGGTTCTGCGTCCGGCATATCAACTTCTTCCCACTGCGGGTCGTCAAACTCCAGTCCTAGTTCCTCAAACTCGGGTTCGTTAGCGGAAACCACGAATTCAGACATTATCTTGTGCACCAAATCATAAGTTAGGTCACAATCAGCAACGGCGCGATGTAGCGTTCCTTTGGGCGTAATACCTTCTAGTGCTGCGGCATCTACAAGCTTAAAGCTGCGGTTGCGGCCATGAAGGTGATTGTAGATACGCGCTCGTCTCGAGTACTCTGTCATAGCACAGAAGTACTCTTTAGCACCAAAGTAACCGTTACAGTTAATATTCCACGCCGCATTGGTTTGCACCAGCATTTGGATATCGAAGTTCGCGTTATAAATGATCACGGTCTTTCCCTTTACCGCTTCCATCAGCTTATAGCGAACTTCTGGCCAAGTGGGAGCCAAAGCACAAGTCTGAAGGCTAATACCGTGAACAGCTTGTGCTTTAGGGTCGATATCTCTAGTAGGGCGTACCAGCGTATCGAGTAATACTTTTCCGGTTAGACCATCTTTTACCGCAATTTCTACGATTTGATGGCCATGGCCTATACCTGTCGTTTCAGTATCTAGCGTGCACCAGTGTTTTCCAAGTAGATACGAAAACGGAGCTGGTAAGTTATTTCCGGTTGCTGGGGCCATGTGTTTCTCTCAGTAAAGGATGTTGCGGGTTTAGTTCCCGCAACGCATGTTCAAGTAATAAGGCCCGTTCTATCTGGCTACTTATTTGTGTGATAAGCCGAGACTTATCACACAAAGAACCACAACAGAATTCAGCCTCAGGAGTGTGCTGTACTATCACCCCAGGAATATGCGAACTCATGCGGCCACCTCCACAGGAACTACAGGTTCGTGTCCCATAAGATAAGCAACAACATTATGTCGGTATTCCGTGGTGAGCTTAGTATCTTTCAGTTCCTTTGGAATATACCCTTCAAGCTCCGGTGCTTCGTCTAGTTCGACTTGACCGAACGGGGCCTTGGTTGGGTGATACGGCTCGAGCGTGCGACCAACTGAAACGGTACCATCTAGTTTCAGCCAGCTCACTAAGTCAGGGTGACTACACATCACTTCGAGTATGCGTTGACCAAAATCAACAGCTTGGTCCCATCGTACACTAAATACTAATTCATCGTGAATAGGCATTACGATATCTGCGTCCCATTTTGTATCTGGGGAATTAATCTCGTGCCATAGTTTGAGCATCGAGCGCTTCGCTAACGTTGCACAACCACCTTGAATCTTAGCGTTTACCGCTTGGTTCCCAGCTCTACGTTGGATCTTCTTCGCGATAAACGCGCCGAACTGTGATAACACCGGATCGTTATACGCATCCCACTTAGCCGTGAAGTGATAGAACCAATCGTTGGTACCTTCATACTTGTAACGTCTGTGGCCATCAAAGATATCAACGTAACCTTGTACTTCAATCTCGCGCTGAGTGTTTATTCTCCATTGTTCAGCAACAGGGAAGGTATCTCGGTAATTGTCGGTACCAGCCCACATTTCATCCGACGTCCAACCTAGTTTATCTTGCACCGTCATTAGAGAGCCCGAGTACCAATAACCAAAGTTAGAAGGCTTACCCGCTGAACCACGCCACCACTTAGCAACTTCGTAAGGCTCAAGCGCTGCGTTTTTAACTGGGTCAATAAGCACTCGAGAGTACTGCAGTTTGAACGCTTCTAATTCTTGGCCCTCAAGATTCTTCACGCTGGCCAACATCCCCGAAGTAAAATCAGGGTAGAAAACCTTGATTGCTGAGGTTGCCGCGCCTAAATGCAAATCATCATAAGGTATCTGGCCATAAGCCTTCTGGAAGTTAGGGTCTTTACTTAACTCCCCAATCAACACAAGTTCTACCTGAGACCAATCCACAGCCACCAACAAATGGTCGTCACGATGTGGTAAGAAGAACCCCCGAATATAGGTAGATTCACCACGTTTACTTAGCTGCATCGGGTTAGGGTTCTCAGCGGCCATCCGGCGCGTGTTAAGTCGCGAACTAATAATCGGGTACATACGGTCTGTCTCAGGGTCCGTAAGTAGCAAATAGTTCGTGATATACAACTTCATTCGCTGTTCTATCTGAGCCAGCTTATTAATTGCTGTTATTACTTGCTTAGCTGTCTCAGTCGGATACTGATCACAACACTGTTGCGCAAGAACTTGTAACGTTTCTTCCGGCAGCTCAGCTAACTGGCCATAGCGTTTCCATTCCTTAACCCAAAGCGCGGGGTCAGAGCCTAAACGTTCAGCAAACTCAATCAGCTTACCGCGTGCCTCGGCATCCGTTTTGATATCACCTTTGATATAAACGAACGGCAGATACAGTAAGTCGTGAAATAACGTGCGCTGTACCATGTAATGCGAGAAGTTACCGCGTAAGTCGAGTTCCTTCTTCTTGAGCTTGAACTTTTCTTCTTCCATCCAGGGTATTGAAACCGGTCCTGAGGTTAGCGTGGCAAAATCGAAGTCTTCAACGGGGGCGTCGTGTACTTCGTGGGCTAACATAAAGTCCGCATAACCATCTTTTAGAAACAATATCTTGTCACGATAGCGCTGGTACGAAATACCTTCCTTTCCAACATACCATTTAGGTTGTTTCTGATAGAGACGCGGGGCAGGGGCCTCGGGGAACTCTAAGGTTTGAAGTAGTTCGCCTAACTCCTTAATCACTTCGATATAGTTAGCGCGTTCCGTTTCACGGCGGGAAAGAACCGCGTCTTTGTTAACACGCCAACCTTTTACCCAGCAATCCGAGTAAACGTAACACATTGGGTTTTCTTGCTCGAAGAACGTGCGTAACACTCCAGGATTCGTGTTCTGCATGAACTGGCAAAGCCAATCGTAAAGACGTACACACCAGTAAGCATCGTCCGCACCGTAGTGAAGGACTTCTTCACCAGTGAGTAACCCCATATGAGCTTTACCTTGAAGCGCATCTTTAAATGACGTCTGTTTGTAGCCAAAGATACGCTCTGTGATCTGCTTTAGGTTGTACCCATAGTTAATCGACTTCACATACCCATTGTAGCTATGGTCTGCCTTCGACTCTTTGGCCAATACCTTTTGCATAAGTTCTTGCTGAGCGGTATCTAACTTTCTAAAGTCTTGGACCCCCGCGAAGGTACGGCGTATTTGAGGGATAAGTTTCTTAATCCCTAATAGGTCCGACTGGCGGAAAATTTCAATATCATACTGGTCCGAATTATAGGCCGATACCGCCATTTGAAGCGTGTCTACGTAGTTCCAACCTAAGTCGATATCTAAGCTTTTAAAACACATCGTCCGCTCAAAAGGATAGTTATGAATTATCTTCAGCGGATGATCAGCCATATATTGAACAAAGCTACGTATAACCTCAGGCGCTATACGGTTCTCTTCGTCAGCGTGAGCGGCGTTTGCATAATAAACGGTAGTATCCCCTCGGATATACAGAGAAAAGCCGGTCACCGTTGTTCTATTGATATCAAAGACCAGCTTCTTAGGGTTGCGATAGTCCTCATCATCTTTATTTAACTTCATGAATTGGTTCAGGCCTTCATGCCTGTCAGCATCATGGGTTTCAATATCGAAACCCACAGGCTGTCCCATCTGGTTAATTTTGGCTTTGATTTCCTCGAGAACATGGACATTACGAGCATCAACCAATTGCTCGACTAGTCCAGTTCTCTCGTTAATTTGCGAGTACATTACTTCTGCTCGGGCTTTTCAGAAGGTAGGGCGGGTTCTTGAAACAACCTACCTAACTCAGCCATAACGCGCTGAACACCCCCTTCGTTATGTTTCGCAGCGAAGTATGCTTCTTTGAGAGGTAAAAGCTGTTTAGGGCTAAGATAGCCCAGCTTATACAACGCTTGGTTAATCCCCTCATCTTGTAAGAAAACGATTTTCTTCGCGACTGCATCAAACATCGAGTCTTGTCTAGGGAAGTCTACCGACTGCTCAATAATATCTTCGTTGAACGCAGTTTTAACATTTATGTCCGGCTTATATTCGAAAGGCTTTTTTACGTGAGGCATAGGTGTGCCTGAACTTGCTTCTGGTAAAACTTCATCAACTTTTTGCATTGGTGGAACAAATGGCATCGTCAATCTCCTTACTCTTCGTTATTCAAATTAAACGCCGCTTTAAGGTCCAGCGCTAACGATAGAAGTGCACTGGCCCCGAGATAGATTTCTGAATCGAGACGCGCTTCCTGTTGGTCCTTAGGAATATCGTCACTTTCTTCAATCAAGCGATCTGAGTACTTGATACGCTTAACAGAACCATCTTCACAAAGCATAGCAGTCAATTGGTCGTCATAACTGACAGCAAGTTTCTGAACGAGCTTGCCTGAGTCTAAACACAGTTGAATTTCTTCTGAGTCTAGTTCTTGATTTTTTGCACGGATAACCGCTTTTGTCTCATCTGCGGCTTGAAGCTCAGTCTCTTCGAGCAATTCAAATTTGTCAGGGTGGCCATTAACAACCCAGCTTGTTAGGTCTGAAGCAAGAGAGCGTCTTGCGAATGGAACTAACGGTAAACTACCTAGCGCTTTGCGAAGTACCGCAAGGAAGATTTCTGCCTCACCATCTGAAGAGGCATTCACTAACACTAGTTTATGCTCTGGGATGATTGTGCCAATAGTCGAGGTTTGGTCTGTGAACGCACGCGGTGTTAGAAGTGTGACTATCTCTTCTTTTAAGTCTTGGCGCTGTTTTTTCCCAACCGGTGATCCCGTTTCCGCTTCAATAAGCTTAACCTTTGCTTCTAACTCTCGGTTGATAACACGGGCCGGTAGTATCTTGCTCTCTTTTAAAAGCTTAACCGTGTAAATACCTTGAACTTCGTGCGCCAGTAGCGAACCGATAATTGGTGCAAAGCCTAACGAGGCTAGGGTATGCGAACCGCAAGGGTGAAAGGGGATTGCCTCTAGCGCTGGCACTAGGTTAGACAAGTCTACATTTTGAGTAAGTGAATAAATCTTTGCGTTTTTAAAATACATCGTCAATTTCCTGTTTTTTAGTTAGTTAAGCTGGTAGTTGGGGACTGTGTGTAGACACCTTACCTTCATACAGTCTCGCTATTTCGTTCCAGTTCTGAATGCTTCGTGCGCCGTAAATTGCTGGCAGCATCAAAATGCGGCCATCACAAACGTGACAGAAGCAAGCCCAGTTACTCGCGCCGCCAGCCCCGCAATCAGGGCACACCACGCGAATCATTTTAAGTTCGGATATGCTCATTCTTGAACCCCATTCGATAGAACTTATCTTTAATCGCAACCAGTGTTCGATTGGGGAACTCAGTTTCAAGCTCTTCGAACGTTGTTTTATTCCTGGCCATTTTAAATAGCTTGGTTTCTTCTTCCGAGGACCAAGCATTCTTTTTTGTTTTTCGGTTAATCGGCATAATTAACCCCCCCTTACGAGTCAATTTCTTTTGCCACACGAAGGGATGCCAGTCTCTCGAGTAAGCAAAGTGGGTTCTCATGGGGTAACTAAACGGGTCTCGGATTGAAAACCGGCCCAGCGAATAAAGCTTCCAAGTGCCGTACTTACGCAACTTGTTTAAAAGCTGTACGTTAAAGCGCCAAAACTTACTCGTTTTATTGTCGATAATTCGAGGTCTAAACTTCATAACGTAAAAAATATAAATTGCTCTAACCATAATCCTATACCCTCATCCAAGTTTGATAATCGGCTTCAGTAAGCCTTTGTTCTTGCTCTGCTTCTCGCTTCTCATGTTGAGCTAAAGCGCTCTTATGCTCTGAACAAGCGAACGTACTAGCAAAGCCATTCTCACGATAAACCGCTCTTGTCGTCTTGGGAGCGCAAAACGAGCACCAAGGGCCTAGCTGGTTAGCTTTTAGTTTTTTCATCGTCTTGCTCCTGTTTTAGAAGGCCAAGCGCGAAGCTTTTAACCCTTTCAACTGCGTGAAAATCACCGACAAGCTCAACGCTGCTATCGCCTTTTGGATTTTGAGTAACGTTCACTTCTTTTATGCCTTGTAAGTTAAGGTTAGGCTCTGAAAGCTTACTTTCTTGCTCCTTTATTTTATTTTCAATCAACTTGCAAATCATCGCACCAATTGCTGCGGTGTGCGTGAACAGCAGGTATAAAGGGTCTAATTCCAACCCGTACCAAATCATAAAGAACAAGAAGCCACCGATAGAAAGTTGGGTGCTGTATTTCATCACTCTTGCTCCCTACTTAAATAAACTTATTTCAACAAATGAAAACAACCACAAGATAAACTCAACAGCACACCAACCCAGTAACATAATTATGAAGACCATAATTAGAAGCTCTCCTTTTGTTGGTAAAATTCTCCCTATTGGTCCCATCACTCTTGCTCATTGCGTAGTTGTTTTATGTAATAAACTATATGGTCTTTTACAACATGACTTACTGTCACAGGTTCAACTCTTCCAAGTATAAACTCAAGCGCTTCAATCTTCTTCTCTATGGCGAATTTGTTTAGCGCATCGACTGAAGACCCTTCTATAAAAGCTTCATAAATATCGTCTGCCAGATCACACCTTGTATAGTACTCGCCGTCTTCTTGCATATCCAAAAGCGGCTCAATTTGCTTTGTAAGTAATTGATGTTGAGACTCCAGTTCAGCAACACGCTCATTAGCCTTTGCAAGTAACGCATCAGCAAAGTCGTAAACATAAGGATTTAAGTCCATTTTTCCGCTTGGCTGCTCTTTCAGCTTGAAACCATTGGATAATGCTAAATCTTTTATTTGCTTCTTATTCACTGTCTTGCTCCTTGCGTAGTTGTTCGATGCTTGTTGTCTCAATTCTGTGCTCGTGACTTTTGAGCATGTAAAGAGGTATGTAGCAATCGCCAGCGGTGTCAGGGTAAAAAGAACCTTCTTCTGTTTTTGCGTAAGTAATTTGGTCGCCATTAGTAAAGCCAACATGCACAAGTTCGTTGTTTTTGGCGTCTTGCTCCAACCTCGCAACTTTAGTCACTAACTCCTTATTCGATTCAATTAAGGCCTCAGTCATACTTTTCCCTGGTTCAACCTTTACGTTCTCCCGACAGTAATCCCAGATAGGGGTTAGAACCTCTTTGTATTCTTTGTTTACTCGAGAGAGATTTTCCAAACGCTTATTCGCATCCCCTAAAACCTTTTGACCCTCCTCAAAGGCCTCAAATAAGTTCTTATAATCCTCTTTGCCCTTGCTTAGCTCCCCGTCCATTTCATTCAGAGCTTCTACAACGCTAGTCATTAGCATCCTAAAACCGTTGCAATAAATGAAACCATTAAGAAATTTGTATTTGATCACGCCACTTTCTCCTTCTCAAGCTGTTCGTTCTCCCACGTTGATAGGTAATCGAACGCACCAAGGTTTTCGTAAATCTTGCCAAGGGTCTCGAGGTCAAGGTTTTCCGTTTCATCCATAACTGGAATAGCGACCCAGGCCATCGTGATAATATGAAGTGGGTTTTGTTTTTCTTTGAAGGCCACATGAACCTCGTTGAGGTACTTATTTAAGCGCTCATCGGACTGGCGGTAACGCGATTGGAAATAATGTGGTTCACTAACGACGTACTCTTTTCCGTTCTGATCACGACAAACCACAGAACATTCGTAATACCAGTTGAAACAACCCTTCTCAACGCTCTCGGCCACATCCACCGTTACGTTAAGTTCCTCGCCCGTCTTATAGTCAATAAGCGTGCAATACTTCGTTTCACCCAACACCATCGCGATAGCAAAGTTCTTAACTTTGTCGCGAACCACAAGGTCTAGATACTTTCGAGGGTTGTATTTCTTATTACGCTTGGCTTTCTTTTTCATCAGTCCATTTCCGGTTGTCTATCTTCTTGCTGCGACGCTTTTTAGGCTTATCCCAGTTAAGGCGCCCAACGTTCGAGTCTACGAGTAAAATCCCCGTAGGGTCCCAGCAGAACCACGCATACTCGCAGCTATCACCACCCCCACCACTAAAGTCAGGGCGAGGTACCGCGACAATAATTTTATCAGGCGGGTTATCCGCCCAGAACTGTTCACGCTTCTTTGTCCCTAAAGCGTTAATCCGCATTAAGAAGCATACAAACCCGTGGTCCGCGGCCTCACTGCGTGCTTTGGTGACAAACTCTTCGAAAAGCGAGAATGGGGGATTAGTTACGATAATATCGAAGTGTAATGGGGTAAGGTCTGTCTCTAGGTAGTTCAAACCTTCCTGAATCTCGCAGTAATACTTTTCAAAGTCCTGTGGTACCAAGTCGTAGATATTTCTTTTCAGACCACGACACGGCTCTAGGAACCTAGCTGGCCGGTTGTCGTAGGACGCAAAGTGCCTAAGCGCATCCCAGTCAATATACTTGAATAAGGCTTCGACAAGTTCTCGCGGGGTAGGGTAGTCTTCGAACTCAGCGACCTTTTTATTTGTGCTACTCATAATCGTTCTCGAGGGGCCGAAGCCCCAACCACTATAAGTTGATAGGAATTGCTAAAGCGTCGAAGACAGCTTTGGCCGCTACGGTGTCTTGCTTACCGATAATCGTACCAGCGTTAATTTCGCTTTGTGGTACGTGGAAGAAACCGATGATCTTCCAGAACTTCTTCAGCTCATCACGACTCTCAACAAATCGAGTAGCCATCGCTTTAGTGAAACCCGCTTCAGCTTCAACTTGCTCCGCTGTGATAGGGTCGTCACTCTGCAGAGCATCTTCTAAGAAGCACTTGGCTGAGTCACTTAGCTTTTGGTATGTAGCGTGACCAAAGCGTGAGAGGCCGGTAATGGCATCCGATTTATCACCTACCAGGGTTTTGTAAAGGCGCATATCATCGGGCTTGAATTCTTTAAGCTTCTCACTAACGTATTCCATGGTTACCGTGTCGCTGAGTAGCTGGCGATAATCTTGGTCGTTACTATCAATAAAGATTTCAGTCTCAGGGGATTTGGTATTTACCAGCTCGGCAATAACATCATCAGCTTCTCGGCCCTCGCATCTAATCTGGATGCAGCCTGAGTGTGTAAGCAATTCACGGAACTTATCCATGAAGAGGTAAAATTCGTCGGTAGAATCGGAGCTGGCTTTGTATGCTGGGTGGATATCTTGGCGAGGCTTCTTAGCGTTCGCACCATCCCAAACCCATATTAACGAGCCATAAGGAGAGTTATTTGCACAGGCCTGAACATAGGCGTGAATAGCCCAGCTAGGACCATCGCTTTCAAACTTGCGGCGAAGAAGGTTATTACCATCACAAATGTGTAGTTTTAGCTTTGTCATATCGTCAATTTCCGAGAGTAAAAGGGCCGGACTAGCCGACCCTTTTTAAGTTAATTAAAAGGTTATTGTGCTGCGATTTGGCCTTGTGCTTGACCAATCAGTTTGAATTCCAAGGTACCCCACTTGTAAGTGATACCTTTAGGAGCAACCGGTTGGTTAGACACTTCAACAATCACTTTCTGACCTAATAAACCAGCTTGCTTACACGCATTGTGGAAGTTCTGCCAGTTCTGCCATCCCGTCTTAGCCGTAGTATGACCAATCATAATACCTGCTTGAGCAATTACCTCGCCTTGTTGGTTAGCAATGTCGTTGATTGAACGCATTGGTAACTGAACGCTGGGGAACGGTACGTTAGGCTTTTTCGGGTCTGTGGTGGTGCCGTAGGCTGTCATTACCGCATTCGCCCAAGGTTGGCCATCTGAGCCAATCAAACCATCGTATGTGTGAACGTAGTTGGTTTGGTCACCTGTAGCCCCTGCTACGGTCCAGCGAACCATTTGGCACAACATATAGCCCACGTTCTCAGTCATATCAATCTCAACCTGGAAGGGGTTAAGAAGTGTTGACGGAGCACTACCTAAAACCATACCGTGGTAGCTTGGCTTCAGCCAATCTTGAACCAACAGGTCAGAGTTAGACATGGTATCCATCGACATTTCGCGCTGACCAATAAACTTAGCCAACTCTGGCGGTAAGTTCGCTGGTAGGTCCATGCCGGTGTTTCCAACTGGGTTCACAGCCATAGGCGTTTGCTGAGCCTGAGCCGTTTGCTGCGCTTGCTGGGCTTGCGCTGCTTGCTGTGCTTGTAACTGTTGTTGTAAGTGCTGTGGAATAGCACTTGTTTGCTGCGTATTAACCGGCGTGGTATTAGCTTGCTGGTTAACAACTTGGGGGTTAGCTTGGTTCGTGGTTTGTTGTGGTGTGGCTTCCGCAGTCTGAGTATAAGTCTCAGTCTGGTTAACAACCTGAGGGTTAGCTTGAGCCTGTGTAGCTTGCTGCTGCGTAGTCTCGGCTTGAGCGGTGTTAGCTTGCTGGTAGTCTTGACCTACGGCTTGCTGGGTAACTTGAGTTTCTTGCTGAGTAGTAGCGGCTTGAGCTGCGTTATTTTGAGCAGCGGCGATCATTTGTTCGATATTGTTCATCGTCAATTTCCTGATTGTAGATTAATTACATTTTGATTAATTACTGTTTGTGCGGCTTTCGCCCTTCGCTTTTCTCCGAAGTTCAGCTATATCGCAGTTTAATGCGGTATAGATGATAACCTTAGCTTATTAATTAACCTTCGTCAACTAATGTGGCAATTTCTTTTTCCGCGGCATCTAAGAACGTTCTTAGTGTCGCTATATTTTTCTTTGATTCCGCTAGGAAAGTCTCTAATTCTTTACCTTTAAGGTTCTGAAGTGCTTGCTGCATCTTGAGTAGAGTGTACTCCGCCTGATGCTCTGCTTGGTCCGAGGGATTATTCAACGCCTTAGAAAAAAAATCTAAGTTGGCTTTGAGCATAGCGGGAATAACTCTTATTTCAGTTGGCTTAAACTGTAGCATTTATATTCTCCGTAACGGTTTGATGAAACGCGTCTGTAGACAGCGCAATTTTTACAGCTAGTGCAACTTTTGTCATTTTCATAATGATCCTTAAGCGGCTTGCATTATTGGGGTTACAAGGTCAACCGTTACACCTTCTTCAACTTGTGTACGGTCATTCGATTTATTCAGCAGTTTCTTAGCTACGTGAAGCTCTAGGCCACCACGATAGACAAGCAAGGTAATTCGCACGGCTTTCTCTCTAACACCCCGAAGCGCTCTTCGATAGTTCTGGATGAATGTCGTGTCTTGCCAGTCGAAAGAGGTAAATATCATGTGGTCTACATGACCCCAGTTAAAACCAACACCAGCTACTTCAGGGCTACAAATCAACACATCAATTTCACCTTGGCGAAACTTGTGGTCTATTTCTCCGCGTCGGCTGGTTATGCTGCCGTTTATATACTCAGCACGTAGCCCCATTTTTTCGCATATCTTCTTATAGCGTGCATGGGCCGCAACAACCGTTTCGAAGATAATCAAAGGTTCTTCGTTGAACTTGTGCGTCTCAAGGTGCTGCATAAGGTGTGCGTCTTTACCATCAGAGTCGTTATGCTTTAAACCGTACTCTTCTGGGCACTGCATGATCTTAAAGCATCGCTGCAGCGTTACCGCTTCGTTCTCAGCTTCTAAGAAATCATCTTCTAGTTCAGTAATACCTTTTTGCTTAATATCATTGAACGCTTTTGCCTGAGACGGTGACATAGTGCACATTTCGGCAACGATGATTTTCTTTTCCTTGCCGTAAGCTTGCTCATATGTAACCCGACGACTGTGCTTATCAATAAGCGCTTGCAACCTGTCATGGTTCTTCCACATGAAAGGCTTTCCATACTCATCCAACATGGCGTGCCACATCATGAAGTTGTTGTACGTTGGATAGTACAGGGGATTAATTAACTTCAAACCTGGATACGCTGAGCACAGCCGGCCATTGATAAAGGTTCCCGTCATGATCAACAAGTCACCCCCGCGCTTCATGTACTGGTACATTTTGTGGGTGCGCTGGGGGCCAATGAACGTATTGGGTTTTCTGTAATGCGGTTCGCCATGAGTGCTGAAACCCAAATGCCACTCATCACCACAGAGGTGATAGGTGTCAGGGTATCGCTCAACAATTTCTTTGTGATTGTTGGCAAAGGCATCGAACCCCATCATAAATACTTTGGTTTCTTTGTTCGCGAACTGTTTAGCGCGTTGAGCTGGCGTACCATCTATCACCATAATTTGGTGAGGCTCTAAGTCTGACCACAACAATAATTCATGGTAGTTCTTTACGAGCAGAGATTTAGGCATCGTCCAAATAACTCGGCCATCTTTAGAGTGATGATAAACCCAGAGGCAACCTGCCGGAGTTTTACCGGTACCGGCCTCGGATAAATCCATTGAACGAGAGTTCGCCAGTGAAAAACCTAAGTGCTCGATTTGATAGGGGCGCAATGACAGTGAATCTCTTCTGTCATACACATCATTCATATCGAACCAGATTTCGTTAGCTGGCTGCTTTGGTATCTTTTGAATGCTGGTCATAATGGTTAGTTAATTTCATCAAATTAAGTAAATTAGTCGTGGCCTGTTGACTGGCCCCTTTCTCAAGCAACGTCACAATCGCTTGTAAATCGTTTTTCAAGTCGGGGAACACTCTTTCGATTGGGAACTCAGATTGAAGAAGTATCTCGAGTAAAAATTCCATGGGGACCTCTTTAGTCCCAGAAAGAGCCAAAGAAACTTTGGCTTGATTGCAGCCTAGCGCGTCTGCAAGGTCTTTCTGCTTAAGGTCTTTTTCTCGTATCGCATTCTTCAAAAGCGCGAGTCTTTCTGAAAATTTCAACATGGCTATCGTGTCTCTTATCGTCAATTATTCTTATGCTACTTTGTCAAACGAACGAATACCTTTGCAGTACTCAGATAATACGTAACTCCCCAAGTGTTCTAGGGGCAAGCTGATTAAGTCTTGTAGCGGCATAAGTTCACTAAGTTTCGTTTCTAAACGCTGAACGTGCTTTGGAAGCACAATAGAAGAGTCACCACAAAAGATAACCGTTCTTGGAGACGTCTTTGCAGCCGTGGCCAACTTCATTACGGATTCGTTGTCTGTGTTCTTCAAATCAACAAACACCATTGGGTGGATGTTTGTTTTATCAATATGCTTGATAGCGTGGTTCATGCCCACAGCGAACAAAGGCTTTACCCATGTATGAAGAGGAGAGTTCAACCGCTCTAAGCATGCAAGCCATACCGCGGCCTCTGGGAGCTGTTCTTCGTCTAAGAAATAAACCTTCCCATTCGGTACGGGTAACATCGCTTGAACCAGTGGGTCCGCCACAATGTTGTTGAATTTACTTAAGTGGATCTTGCTTAGCTTACGTGTGGCTAAATTCACATTGATATTATGTGAGCACTGGTTTCTCAGTTGTTTAACCGTAAGATTTGATTTGGTGCCTAGGCCGATAAAGTTCCAGCCATGCGGACAAGTATCTTGGTAGATATAGCTAACACCATCGTCCTCGTGAATACCATAGTGCCCGAGGGGTGCGGGTTCTTTTTGCAGTTGCATCGTCAATTTCCTGATTGTCTGAGTAATTAAAAATTAGATTTGATAATATTTATTACCCCAGTGTTAAAGAATTCTGCCAGATTTTGTAAGTCTGTCAAAGTTATTTCTTTGGTCCCTCGTCTTAAGCGACTGAAACTACTTCCAGCCATCCCGAGTTTCTTCCTCAGCGCCTCGCCATCATCATCAAACGTAAACGTTGTGTGGAAATCTATTCGCATCCCAATAGCCTTGTGCAGGGGGGATACAACCTCAAGTTGGAGCGATACTGGCTCCAACTTGGGTCGGGACTTAGTGTTTAACGACATTAGAAAGATTCGGGATATCTAACCCCGTCTGCTGATAACGTGTTAAACGGTCTTGCATGGCCTCAATTTCACTCACTAATGAGTCGGGATAAGGTTGCTTGATCCCAAGCGTATCGGCCATTTTGTTAGCGGACTCAATATCCTTCAGCAAAGCTTTAAAGTTAGCGCTCGAACCCAGGTTACGTAGCTGGGACAACTCAGCTTGCACTTTCCTTAGCTTTACAAAGTAATCCGCCTGTAAGTTTTGTGGCATATTGTTTAGGTCCTCCAAGTCAATAAAGCGCTAGGATAGTTTTTAAATCGTGGTGTCTTGCCTGAACTCTCGTTCCTGTTACCGCTTCAAAATGATTTAAGGGTAAACGGTACTTCCTAGCAAAGTACTGGCAATATTCACTACGCTTAACAAGATACTTTTGGTAACGGTCACCTTTAATCTCTTCAGGCCTACGCTCTCCATAGACACTTTCAAAGTAACTATAAACGTGTGCCGGAAGATGCCAATATCTTGAGGGGTAGTGAAACATAGGGTTCGCCCAATTCAGCGTTTCACTATCCATCGTCTTTTGTTTTCCTAGTGGCCAGAGCGGATAAGTTATCAATAAGTAATCAGGATAAAGTAAACACCACATCATTTTACTTACCTGAATATTTATCTTTTGGCCTTTCACATCGATAACTAGACGAGACTTTTCAAGTCCCGTCTCTAGGTTCCCCCAAGTCTTCACATGCCAGAAGTCTTCTCGCGCTAACTTAAGTTCCTCATCCCAGTCTAAATCAGGGAACTTATTCTCAACATACGCTTTCAGCTTTTTGTAAATAAGGTGAACGAAAGGCGCATCGAAAGACTTATCCCAGTAGAACAAGCTACGCTGTAATCGAAAAACATTATCACGACGTAGCTGGGCCATTACAGGTCCTCACGAATACGGGAATTAGTAACATGACAAGGCTTACCTTCTTTGGTGTAGCCAAACGAGAACACCGTGAGTTTCTTACCGATATTCTTATGACCGTTCATGGCGTGTTCATGCTTTTCGTGAGCATCCCCAGGCGCCGTAACATCAAAGGTTTTACCGTCTTCTGTCTGACATACATAAATACCTACTTCGGTACCTAGGCGCTTATTAGGCTTACCTTTACGGACCCCAATAATTTCAAACTCTGCGTCTTCTTCGTCCTTACGCTTCATCAAAGATGCACTGCGTTTATCCGTTTCGTAGGATGCGTCACCTTGGCGAACCATCGTGCCTTCATAGCCGTTAGAGGTCCAAAAATCATGATATTTGTCGATACCAGCTTGATCATCGACTTTGTAACACGCCGTTAAGCATAGGGTAGGGTAAGAGCTTTCGGTTATACGAGCGTCCAAGTAATTAAATCTATCAGCGTAAGGAAGACCAAGAACAACATCATAAATATTGTACGAAAGGTATTTACTGTCTTCTTGTGGCTTCTTGATAAGACTAGAAATATTTTCAAAGGCTTTACCGTGTGCATAGAGCTCACCATCCAACGTTGTACCATCCCAAATGCCTCTATCATAAAGAAACTGTAAACGTTCCATAACGTGAACAACCGTGATTGGCTTTCCGCCACGAGAGTAAAGGAACACCTTTTCATCTTGTATGGTTGCTAAGCAACGGTGGCCATCCATTTTAGGCTGAACAAATACAGGGAATTCCCAGTCTTTTACTTTATCAATCGGTTGGGCCAACATCGGTTTAACCAAGCCTAAGGCATTGGTGACCGCTGCACCTTCCTCCGGTTGGTCTTCAACATAGCCTTTATCCAGTTGTTTTTTGACTTTGCTTTGCGCTTCAAACACGGCTTGCATAATTGGCGTGGTTTCATTGCTGCGACCAATATTCTTGCCTTCAGTGTAATCCGTAGGTGTTTCGACACCTTTGCCACCTAAGACCTTGCGAGAGGTTACAAGTGTGGTGGCCGTATCGTCTGGGTTAAGCGTAACCTTGATATGCCACGAACCTACTTTTCCGCCCGAATGGACTTTATAAAGGGTTTGTTCAAAGCGAACGTCGGCATCTAAAGAGGTGGTGCTAGAGGTATTAGCGGGGATATTCATATCGTCAATTTCCAAATTTTAAAGTTAAGCCCGTAGGCGGAGTTAAAACTACGCTTTCAACTTTGGTATATCAAGTTAAAAACGAAGTTACGCTGCAAAAACACAATTTATTTGTGTTTTTAATATTTATTAAAAAATTCTGCTTTCTTTAATTTATTTAATTGGTTAGAATTTGTTCGTTTTGTTTTGTAGTAAAAGATTTACAGTATGGCCTTGATGGAGTACAGCCGTGTCTAAGAAAATTGACGATAATATAGAACCACCCTGGGAGCTAGAGCGTCGTAGGCGAATAGCTCGAAAGTTTAAAAACATGCGCCAGAATTATCGATTGACGCAAGAAGAACTCGCTATTGCTGCGGACGTTCACAAGAATACTATTTCAAATGCCGAGCGATACGGCAAAATTTCCACAGAAGAATTCTACAAATACCAACAAATTGCAAAACGCGCTCACATGAAGAAGGGACTCGGTGCGGTAGTGAGTAAAATTACCTTATCGGATATCCCATTCTCGGATTTTAAAAGATTCTTAGCGACGTTTTGGGAGTAATTTTATGTACCGTCACTTCTTTAAAACCTACGGCTTACGGTTCGCGCTTTTCGTTACGGCCCTACTTATCTTTACGGCTGTTTTAAACAACTTCCTTGTGGAAGGGAAATGGCAACTAAACTCACTGTCCGATATGCTCAGCTACTACGCGGTGATGTTTTCATGCGTTATCTTAGCTGGCGTAATGGTTAAGGGTTTCAATAATCGTATCGTTTTGGCTTTGATCATAATTGCTTCAATCTCTGAACAGGCGATTGCCAGCCTAATGTTTACGCTAAGTCCTACACTCCATACCGCTATTGCCATGATTTATGTGCCAGGTATTCTAACCATGGTGATGTACCAGTATCGGGTTAAGTTCCAGTTTTGGGTAGCGAACCAACTTATTAGGTCTGAAAGATTTAGAGAAGCTGGATTCAAATTGCTGGATAAAACTGAAGACACAAACCTAGGTACATGGTTATGTATGGTGTATAAGTTGTGCTGGTTTATCTGTTTTGCTATTGCGGTTTACTACCACATATTCACGATACATTTTGGTATTCATGAGACAGGCCCACTACTTTATGGTTATCGTCTCGTTGATATTGAGTACGCGCTACACTTACCTAGCTTCTATTTCCTGTTTAATATCGTCTTTATTACCCAGACTATTATGTTGCTTATGTTGTTGTTCCACGCGAGTATTCAAGAGTTCTACGTCAAGGACCTCGCAGGGTCCATACCTAGAAAATTGGAAGTACTATTTAAAAGAGCGGCTTAGCCGCTCTTTTAATTTCTAGACTTAAAAACCAACCGTAGGCTTTTTAGGCTTGAGTGATTCTGTTTTAGGGTTGTCCGCTGGTTTTGGGACAACAACATTACTATCAACATCAGCCATAGCCATTGTTGAACCCATACCAAGTACTAGCGCGATTGCGAATCCTAATTTTTTCATTGTGTTTCTCCATAAGAGGTTTGGTTGTTTCTATGGAGTTAATTGCAAAGCATGTGCCTAAACGAAAGTCTAAGAGTTTTAGACCGTTTCAAGCTATAAGGAGTGATATAAGAGGCGAAATGTTGCCTAACTGCGGCAACATTTCGATATCACTATAACAGTATTGGTAGTTCTGTTGCCAGTTCCCGACGTTTTAGCAGTGGGACTTGGTTTTTTATCCAAATCTTAATTTTTTGAATCCGACTGCCAGCACGCTCTTTTTTATGGTTCTCTACTATCGATAAAGCTTCTAATAACGCCCATCCTTCACCGTCAGGGCCAACGTAACCCCAGCAAGAATCATCAATGTCGTTACCTTCGATAACATAACCATACACATCCCCTTCTAAATAGGCGGCGTAGGTTTTAACTTCGCTATCCAAGAATTCAAAGACCTTTTGAATACGTTCTTTTGTTAACCGCTTAAAACCATACTCTTCACGAGCTTTTTCTTTGGTAACGTAGATAAAACCGACTTGGCCAGAGTCCCAAGAACACGAGAAACCCCCTGTATTCATCGTTATTCCAGAATGGTCGTACAGGTAGAGTGGGAGGATGAAGTAGTATTTATCAAGTCGCGCTTCAATCTTCGCCTCAACCAGTTCTTGGTAATCTTTAGTCCCTTGGGCATCCCAATTTGTTGAAGGCCAGTTATGTTCTAGTCTTTCCAACATCGCCTCAAATCCTGGCTCAACTTCTTCTACCATACCGATACGATAGTCTTGGTAGCTTACTGAAGGTTGTTCGTCACCTAAATTGTATCTACTATGCCAGCACACCATTGTGCCCACGTTATCCCACTCACGAGGGCTTTCAGCATCCCCATCACGCTCGATTTTAATTGTTATATCTTTTATTTGAGTCTCAGACTCACCAATTAGATCAAGGGTGTTAAAGTCTAGGCTTAACTTCTGGCAGTTTGCCTTTAGTTGTTTTGATAGTTCAGGGTGCATCGTCAATCTCCAACAAGTTAATTTCAAGAGGGGGAGAACATTCCCCCTTTCAGGGTTTTAAATTTCGCAACTGGGCTGGGCGTCATGCCAAGCTTCAAAAACTCGTAAACGAATCGCTTCAGGTATTTCTACCTTGTCTGCACAGCTCGTTATATATGAGTCTGCTCTCATGTTTTCAGTGAACACGAACAAGGTAGGCTTCAACGAGTTTCGGGCTCTAGACGCTGCCCCCATATCAATATTGTTATCAATAAAAACCACTTGGGGGTCTATTTCGTTGAGGTGAGCTTCAATGAACTCTTTCAGGCTAGGGTTAATCAAGCTCATGTAAGCTCGAACGCAATAGCCTATGAAAGCACTGTTGATCTCTTCAAGAATTGCTTTAGTGTCCGCGGTACTAATTTGCATCGTCAATTTCCTTCTGTGAACTAGTGAAGAACTCTTCACTAGTTAAATTACGGATATCTACAATTTGTTGTTGTAGTCTCTGTATTGCTTCGTTCTTAGCACGGTTTAGTGTTTTCTCCCCCGTCTCATAAGGTCGAGGAATAAAGTAACCAGCAAGAATTTCTTTTGTCCGAAGCAGGGTGCCTAGGTCTTTACCACTCATTCGCTGTCCCATCCCCAGTTACGCGCTTCAGGGCAGACTTCTTCTCGGGTTACTGCGCTGTCCGTGTAATTATTGAACCACTCCGCTAAAGCCGTTTCGTCGAGTTCGGCTAACGTGTCCCACTCATAGACAGTGGTGCTTTCCTGCTCGAGGTAGAAACCGTTCTCTTTGATATACTCTTTGCAGTGTTCAATCCATTCGTCCCAGTCTGAAATCCAGTCCATTTCTTCGAAATCTAGGCACCAATCCCCCATAACGTTACCGTTAGAGTCTAAAAACGCTCCGGAGCAGCCTTCAATTGGCGCATCATCACCGATACTATCTATTACTTTCTGTAGGGCTTTCTTTATTTCACTCGCTGCCCCTTCGGTGGTAGATAGCGCGTCGTCCCCGCTTTCAATGTTTATTTCTAATTTTGTGTTTGATACTCGCATCGTCAATTTCCTAAGTTAATTTCAAGAAGGGGGGGAGAACATTCCCCCCTAAGATTTAAACCAATACCCAGTGGCCGTAATAGAGTTCGTCACCAAATTCCGTTTCTACTCGGCCCTCCATGTGCTCATCACAAATGTAATTTGTGATTTCGGGTAAGCATCGGCATGTGAGTAGTCGGTCAACATCCGCAGCTACCTTTCGTTTAGGATGCTTCTTCATCACCCACTCAACTTTTAAAATAGCCATGGCTAACCCTCATACCGCACGATTTTCGTGAACACCTTACAGGTGCTAAACGTGTCGCTGGGTAACGTCTCGACTTCCTCGTAACTGGGGTGGTCGAACGACGTTGGTACCACCGCAATAAGTACCCCCGTGAAGCGGAGTAACTTGCGTGCGGCCTCCATATGCTTTTTTACCTGTTTGAACGGGGGGTTCATTATGATCTTTTCATAACGATACCCCGCGTTGTAACGAGCCTCGGCCCAGCTAAGAAAGTCTTCATGATGCACCAAGGGGACAGCCCCCTCGCAATCGGTACTACAAAAACGCTGTAACAAAGCTTCAACCAACGAGTATTCACGCTCAACAATCGTAATAAGGTCAGCATCATGCCCCTCGGCTTTAACAGCCTGAACCAAATTACCGGTACCCCCCGAAGGTTCTAGAACATGATCGTCGGATTCCAACTCCAACAGCTCGACCATACGCTCCGCCACATCATAGGGCGTAACGTGGCATTCCGTTGAGGCATGAACAACGACAGGCTTTGGGGCCTCGGAGAACTCGATAGGCTCGAGTTCTACTTTTTCCGGTGCCGTAACATGCTTGGGTTTATTGGGTCTTACATACACTGATGAATCCATTAGGCTGTCTCCACTTCCACATACTCAAGAGCCGTTGAATTCGGCGCGGCGTGCGTCTTTGAGTCCGTTAGGTAAACCACAGCCCAGTTAGAGTTCCAATGGTCACCTCCTGCAGGAACCTGCTTACATACCTTGACTCTGAACAGACCACAGGTACTCGGCTTAACCCCACGGTAATCACTATAAATAGCGCTGTACTCCGCTTTCGTCATTGAGACGATAGGGTACTTGTGTGCGCTGCCCCACATTTTCACCGTCACGCTTTTTACTTCTTCCGGTGACAGGTTAACAATTGGGGGAGCCTTCGGCTTAGGGACCGGTACTTCATAGCCCACCTCATACATCAGGTCGCGCCATTCCAATTCTTCCAGTTCCAGTGTCGAACCTGTACCAATGTGGATAGGTAAGTCGTTGTCACACTCCACAATCCAACCAACGTCAGATTTGGTCGCTTTAGGTTTATCCGCGCCGTGTGTTCTAAGGAACGTTTGCAATACAGGGGCGGTAAGCTTACCGGTAAAATATTCAACTTCCCCCAACTGAGCCCGTTCGTAAGTAAGACGGTTCAAGATATGGTTTATCTTGCGGTGTAAGTTCTGGTCGTTCTTACGCTTGGTACCTAGCTCAATATTGGCGTCGATAATTTCCGATAAAGGTTTCTTATCTTCCTTAATGTCGCGGTAACTATCTGAGATACAGATATCCCAACGGTAATTCGCAATCATCAAAGCAAACTCTTTTTGCTTATCGGCATCCTCCATCCCTTTGCAGCGTTCCCAAAGAGATAAGCAATCCCCTGCAGCGTGCAAATAGCGTTGTTGCTTTCGCAAGTCCGTGAGTAACGTTTTAATACGTCTATAAATAACGTCAGGGCGATTTTTGTGGTTAGCATGAGCAATGGTGCCCATCATGCGCCAGTTCCAATATCGGACCGCTGAGCTGGCTTCTTTGGCGCGTTCTTCGTTACGCTCTTGGGCTTCTTGCGCTTTCTGCATTTTACGCTGGCTGTGATGGCCCATTAGAATAGGTTGATCACCAAATTGCATATTGTTAGCCGCAGCACTAAAACCTCGTGCTTGGTCAGCACGCTTTTCAGCAAGAGCCCTTAATCGCTCAGCCTTAGCTTCTGCACGCTCGGCCATCGTCGTGTCTTCAGGTTCAATAGTGCCGGCCAAGCGAATACATAAATCTTCCGCTTGAGGCGACCAAGAAGGTTTCACGAAAAGTTCTTGTTTTGGTGCCCAACCAAAGCCCAGTTCCTTAAGCTCGTTGTAAAGGTCTGTATCTAGGCGATTTAGGGGGTAGATACGCAACTTGTTATCTTCTGGTGAGTAAGTAGCGCGTTCGATATCTTCGTGTTTTGTAGCAATAGTTTGATTAGTCATAATCGTCAATTTCCAAATTGTAAAAGTTAATTTAAAGAGGGGAATTCCCCCTCGGGTTAAACGGCTGCAACAATCGCTTTTGCTTCAGCCAGGACTTTTTCTTCTTCCGCTAGTTCTTCTTCCGCTGGTTCTTCATGCGGCCACCTGTTTAGTTCGGCCATACGTTTTATGGCGAAGTTCTCGATAACCGTGACTGCTCAAGATATTTTTAGTCTCGGAAGTGATAGACCACGTAGAACAGAACTCAGTGCGTAGCCCGATACCTTGATAGTCTTTGCGCTGATCACCCGTATTTATCATTCGGTCAACAACCAATAAGTCGTGTGGATACCCCTTCACGAACCATTCGATTTTATTGCCGAACTCGGTTAATACGTCTTCAAAAAACATCATGCCTGTGTCGTAGGCCAGCGTGTCTTTGGCAATAACGAAACTATATAGCGCGGCCAGAAAGATATCGGCATTGGCAATATCGCCACCCCAACGCCAGTCATGGTCTGGATGAGTAAGGGCTCGAGACTGACTTAGAATTATTCGGTGAGGCTGGGCACTTAACATCAAGTCAGTTAAAGCTTTCGATAAACTCACACCGCGAGGGACAATAAATTTCTTACTGCTTTGGTGTAGCTTTACACGCCACTTGTGAGCCGTGCGGTTGCCTAAGTTGATAAGTTTTTCACTCATCATTTGTAACTTTTCTTCCCAGCTCAAAACTGAATACTGCTCGGAATACACACTTACCGCTTGCTTAAGCTGAAAATCAAATAACTGGCGTAACTTGTCGTGAAGCTCTTCAACGGTACCGGTACCATCTGAGCCAAATCGAGAGGTGTTATCTTCTAAGAACTTTACGAAGCGTGGTTGTGTAATCGCGTCGGCAATTACAAACAGCATCGTGGCCGTGGCCTGTTTATTGATACGTTTAACATCAGTCATGATCGTCAATTTCCAATTTTAAAAGTTAATTAAGAGGGGGGAATATTCTCCCCCGAGCGTTACGACTTTTCAGGTCGTTCGAACTTCTCACCACAATAGCAGCAATGGCTTGCTAGTATCGTTATTGAATCTTTCTTAAGATTCTTTTGCGGGGTACCGTCTCGCTTCATAGGCCGATACTCGTAGTCAATTTTAGGATTGGTTGGAGCATACTGACCTTCCGCAAGCATATAAGCTCGGCCCTGCCATTCGGCTTTAAATTCTTCCACGTTGTCCGGCAATTGCTCTTTAATATGCTCGGTTACTTTTTCCATCGTTTCTTCAAAACAATTACACATCGTCAATTTCCTTAGCTAGCAGCCCGTATCGGGCTATGGGTTGTTACTTCATACCAATCATAGAGCTTCATAGTCTCTCGACTATAATCTCGCTCCCACGTTCGGCCATTTGCATCTACTAAACAGTAAGGCACTTTACGTCGCTCACACATGCTGTCTGCGTGCTCTTTTGCTTTCTCAGGATTCGGAGCAAAGAACTCTTGCATACGGCGCTCATGCGTAAACCTGTCGTGATACACCAGTTCGTACTTCACTTAAGCCACCTTGTCTAATTTTTTACTTTGTTGAAAATAGCGGAACAACTCGCCGCCTGCCCATTCACCTTTCGGCACTGACACACCATTACCAATCTGGCGATATGCCGACGTAGCCGAGACAGGGAACGTAAACCATTCTGGTACACCCTGCAGCCTCGCATACTCACGCACTGAGTAAGGACGAACACCCATTGGGAATCGCTTGTCAGCAACCAAGCGCGTCGATTTATCCTTGGCGTAGTGAGCAACACAAGTCGGCGCTATATCTCCTTTGCTGGGGTCGCTGATTATTGGGAGGTCACGGTACTTACCCGACATTCGCGCTTTAATAGCGCTGGGCAAGGTTACTTCTGGGTCATGCTCGACAATTTCAGCCAGCGTCACAGGACGACAACTCTTCGGGGGGCGAACTTCAAAAGGTCGGCGGGTACCAAAAATAATCAGACGATCTCTTCGCTGGGGTAACCAATGCTGAGATTGGACCGGACAAAAAACGTGAACGTAGTAATCCGGCAACTTTGTCATAGCTTCCATTACCAGCGGAAACGCTCTCATTCCTGGCACATTTTCCACCACGTAGGCATCGGGCTTGCGAATGGCTAAGTGACGCAAAGCATGAAGGAATAAATCGTCACCAGTTCTTACGCCGTGAATATCACCTATCGTGGAATACTTGGTGCAAGGGTAGGTAAAAACCATCGCATCGCATTCTTCTTGGTTTAACACGAGCTCTTCAGTCAAATCGCACTGTTGAACATGGTGGCCAATATTCTCGCGATACGTCTTAACCGCGTCGGTATCAATTTCAAAAGACTGGTTAATAGTTAATCCCGCATTTATCAGCCCAATATCCATCAGGCCAGCACCACAAAAATAACTGTTTACGTTTATTTGCATCGTCAATTTCCAATTTAAAAAGTTAATTACTCTTGTCTAAATAAATCAGAACCCCTTTTCACCGATCCCTTATGGCTGGCACTGTGCTCAAGACTTGGGGCCGGTTCAATCGGCTCAAGTGACATTACCTCGGCCAAGGCGTCGCTATTTTCTCGAAGCCAGTCCAAAAGAACCTCACGTTTTCGAGCATCCGCCTCGGCCTTTGATATCATTGGAGACCCTGCGATAGGTAAATCATCTACGTTAAGCTTTTCTAATACGCTATTCGCTCTCGCTATACTCATAACGTGTCCCAGTGAGTTAGCAATAGCCCCCTCACTATCTTCATCTAAGGGGCCGACCTTGAATTGCGGGGTAACACGGTATTCACCATCAGGTATTAACCAACGGAACTCATCCCAAATTTCGAGGAACTGCTTATCTAGCAGAGCTACACGCTCATCGGTAGTTAACGCTCTGGCAGGTTGAGGCCCCGCTTCCTGAGGGTATTGCTTTGGTTCAGGACGACGTTTGTGAAAACTAATACCCTTACCGTTAATCACAAATATCTCACTACGGACCATTGAAAGAATATCTGAATAAGGTTCGGCAAAATCATATCCGCTAAAGGCTACAGGTATCGCGTCCTCGTGTGTTTGGTGGGCGTGGTAAATATAGTAACCTAGCGTAACGTCTGTCTCGTTGGTGACTGCGGTTAATATTGCATTCGCGGTCTCGGGGCAAATTAGTGGGATAGTGGTAGAGAAACTATTCTGTGTTATTTCTTCCACGGCAACCAGAGTTTCATAGTTGTTATTCGAAGCGGGTGTTTTCATTTTGACTAACTTATTGTGAACTTGTCTTTCTTCGTAATCCGTCAAGTTACTCAGCGCTTCGCCCAGTTTCTCTTTATTCCAAACAATCATTTTGGCCTGTACTACAGCGCCATTACCTAATTTCAAACCTTTTTTCATCGTCAATTTCCTAAGTTAATTCCAAAAGGGGAGAACATTCCCCCCTAAATCACGCTAATTATTACTGCTTCACGGTTAAAACATTCCGAGCAGATATTCTTGCTCGAACCCATCAACTCAAGTTCCATTTCTATTGCACGGCGTCTCGAGTCACTTATCTTTGACTGGCACTTTGAACAGTGCGCGTCAGCCTTTGCCGGAACAAGGCCCTTAAATAGGTTGGGGATACTACTCACCGTGTAAATCCCTATGGGTGCTTAAGCGTCCCAAGCGAATTTCAACTTCTACCGTAACCGCAAACTTCTCCGCTAAAGAGTTACCAAAGTTTGCCGCTTGGTGAATATTAGCCGATAAGCACGCGGCTTTACCCGCACCACCACAATCGGCATCGAGCGCTCGACTCAATTCATCGGCACACGAGATAGTGAGAACCGCAACTTGGTATTCCGCTTCAGGATCATCAGGGTCCACCCAAGTTAGATTTTCCATGATGTAGTCGTGAATGGTGTATTTACCTTCAACGAACTCCATCCAGCCCCATTCGGAATCGGTCAAGATATAATGAATAGGCATACCTGAACTGACTCTTTCGGGGATGTTGTAGAATGCAATATCTTTATCCGCCAAAATCTCTTCAGAGGTGTAACGGTGTGGATGCGGCTGTTTTCTTTCTTCCACTCCCACACGGCCATTTAATAACAAACTCAGCACATGCTTCATAAACTCCAACGCTTCAGACGCGGTAGGTTCCTCGGATTCAATATGTTTGAATCGGAGGCAATCCCACGGGAGATAAACTTCGGCTGCTAGGCGTCGAAGATAAAGTGATCCTGAGACAATTGCCTCCGCGACATTGCCTATTTCATGGTGTAAAGCCCAAAGAACTTGTTCGGCCGCGATAGAGCTTCGAAAATCCTCCGTATCAATAGCTATGAATTTCTGAATTTCAGGTGTTACCGCCCCATAGCCAGCGACACAAGCAGGAGTACCACAGGTGTGAATATCTTTCGCTTCGTTAGCCACCATCTCATTTTCAAAGTAAGAAATCATTTTCAAAGGCAACTCAGCCTTAACGACTTCTTCCATCGTCGCAATTAACATGCGGAGTAGGGGGAAACGTGGTTTTACTTTTGGTGGTTGGTTATTCATCGTCAATTTCCTCCGCAATTTTTCCCGCTTCTAGTAACTTGCGGTACTCAACTACGTTATCGGGAGAGTAGTCCATAAGCCCAAACGACTTCGCACCCGTTTCTAAACAAAGGGCAGAGCCATACACATTTAGGTTTATCGACTCAAGGTAAGTGATAACTTCAATAAGCGTCTTGTTTCTGGGACGCTTTATCTTCGGCGTGTCTTCACTCATACGTCTTCGGCCTCCGCCCAGGCTTTTTCGAACTCGGCTTTTGAATAGGGGCTAAGGCCACCAAATTCGTAACGATGTAAGACCGCAGCTTGAGTGAACTCGCAATCGTTGATTTGATAGCAAATCCGACGAGTAACGTCATACATCAACACACCTCTTCGCGCCCCGCCGGATAGAGCAATATACTCATACTCAACCGCACGAATAATCTGGCCCTCTGGACCATAGTGACGACCCGTGTTCCACTCCATACGCCGCATTTTTTCAGGTTCTGGTTTCACTTCTTCAGGGTAACAAGACCACGACGTTTCACTCAGGCCAAAGCCTTGTTGTCGGTCAATTTCAGAAACCGGTAGGTCCGCCGCAACATGGTTGCCATAAGCTTCAGCAACGTCATAATCGCTTGCCATAACGTTAGGTAAAACAAGCTGTCGGCCGGTATCGCTCTCTTCTAGCACTATTTTGAATTCTTTTAAGTCGCTCATTACTCGTCCCCTACCGGTAGGGTTGCAAGATAGGCTAGAACATCATCTGACAGAGTAAGAATGTTACGTATCATCTGCTCGTTCGCTTCGACAAATCCCGTTAGGTCGTTAGCTGTTTCGCCACCAAAGTCCACGCGGCCATCGCCCATACGGTCCTCGATGTTCAGTTGCTTGCAGTAGCGTTCCGCGTCTTTGAGTGTTAGACAGTCTGCCACATGGGTTTCAGTCTCGGTGCATACGTCAAACACCACTCTTGGGCGAATAAAGTGCGGCCCTACTTGTGTGCAGTCAATTCGGTGATCTTTGACTTCACCATGCACCACACCTGAGAAGAACTGTTCACTTTCGTAGATTCGCTGGCACTCTTGCTTTAGGGTATTTATCGATTGCTTAGAGTCCTCTAGTTTCTTTTGCAACGACTCTATAACATCCACTAGTTCGTCGTTACGGAAGTTTTCTAAATAATTTTTTCTGTTAATTTCACTCATCGTCAATTTCCTTAAAGTTACAATAAACTGGCCCTTCATCAGGGGCCATAAAGTCAATTTCTGGGTCGGTAGCAAACTCGCAGTGCTCAACCGTTTTGTACCCCTCACCTAGCATGGTGCCACCACACTTTTTGCACACTTGGCGCATCGTCAACCTCCAAAAGAGGGGGGGGGGAATGTTCCCACCCTTATTCTTCTTCCTGTTCCGCTTCCTCACGTTCCCAGCGTTTTAGTTCACGCTCTTTGAAGGCCAGCACATACTTCATGTACTTCAAGGTTTCCTTAGCCTCGGGCTCATCTTTGTGTAGGTGCTCAAACTCAAGGTCGGTTTCTGGTAGATATTGCGCGGCGTGGTCATATCTTCCCTCGGCTTTGCTGACAAAAACCGAATATCCTAAGTCTCCGATTTCTTCCAACAAATAGTCCGCAATATTCTCAGCGGTTTCCGACGCTCGAAAAAGGGGCATATCCACCTCAAGGAATTTCTGAATTTTAGGGTTAACCGCACCATAACCCGCGACACAAGCTGCAGTACCACAAGTGTGAATATCTGTAGCTTGGTCTGCGGTATCCCTATCCAAATAGTAATCGTCCATCCGAAAATCTAAATCAGACGCAACCACTTGTTCCATGGTCTCGATTAACAGTTCTAACAGCGGAAAATTACCGGTACTCATAATTCACCTCGTTGTGAAAGAGAAATGGCGGGACAGCCTTGGCCGTTACCTACGATGATGTGATCGAGTAACGGCACGTCAATAGTCGACAGGGCTTGTTTAATCTCTTGCGTCAAACTAATGTCCGCTCGGCTTGGTTCAGGATGGCCCGAAGGATGGTTATGCGCGATTATTACCGCCGCAGCATTCAGCTCTAAAACACGACGAATAATCTCACGAGGGAAAACCGAGGCCGCGTTTATCGTGCCCTCAAACATAATTTCACCCACAATCAAACCGTGTTGAGCATCAAGGAACAGGCAAAGAAAACGTTCGCGAGAACCCTCGCATAGCTGCAAGGCACAATAGTCTTTACATGCGCCAACGTCGGTTATCTTAGAGCGGCCATAATGGTTAGGCTGTTTCTCACGAATGATGTTTAGCGCTCGAGTGATAGCGCGTTTCTCAGTAGGGGTGTAAGGACCACAATCAGTTAGTCTAGTCATAACGTCAATTTCCAATTTTTAAAAAGTTAATTACCAAATCAGGGGGGAACATTCTCCCCCTTCAAACCTTACGCAGCGTCTTGGGCTCTCACCTCAAGCATGGCCAGAAGGTAATCGGCATAGCTGATAAAATCATCAAGGTATTCACTGCCCAGATACAACCACGCAAAGCTTTTGATTTTATCGCGGTCAATCCCTATACCTTCAGCCGAATACCGGCGAATGTGGATATTCACCCCCAAGAGCGAGTCAATCAGCAACGACCCCGCTTCAAAATCATCCAGCGCGATACTCACTTCTTCCACCAAGGCACAGATAAACGCGGACTCAATCAACATCCAGTGCGAATACTCCCAGCCCATCAAGGCCCGAATCTTCGCGTCACGGACACAGTAACCCTCGATTGTCGTGTGTGGTGTGTTTTGGGTTATCGGCTTGAGGTTATCAATCGAGACCCGAGAGCCTTCGTCTTCACCCTCGATTGTCATAGCCAAACGACCACAGTTTCTCGCGGTATGTGCAACCGCAATCATACGCCGGAAAATGGGTAGATTTTTACTCATCGTCCTCGTCCTTAGGCTCTTCGAAAGCCGTGAGGTCATACCCCATATCGAAGAGCTCATCGATAATTTCGGCTTTACGACGGGCGATAATTTCTTGAAACCATCCACCACTTACATTGAAAGGACCAACACAAGTTTTATCCGTCCCGTGAATAGCCAACGGATGATCTTCGTCAAGATGAACCGTACCTTGTAAATCGCACAACTTTTTCAATTCATCCAAAAGAGAAATAACCCGCACACAATGTCTCATAAGCATCGAATTTAGCTTCGAACTTTTAGTCACTTTTTTACTCATAATCGTCAATCTCACTAATTGTCGGGGTAAACTATGCCGATTCTCGGGCCGCAGCGTCACCACGAGAAGACTTCTCGGGGAATTCGTCCTTACCTAGCACCTTTTCCATTGCACCCGCTGAGGATGCGATAGAGGCCGCGCATTCAACACCGCAGTTAAAGCCAAAATCGACCAGTTTTTCGACAACCGAAAAGTCCAGGCCGAGTTCTTGACTCAGCGCTTGGGTACGACGATACATTTCGCCGAGGTCATTCGTGCCCTTCAGAGCATCAGATTTTCGGTAGAGACCAATGAGACATTCGATTTGCTTGGCTTTCATCTGCATGACAGCTTCAGCAATCTCGCGCTGGGTTTGGCGCATGAGTTCGTGAGGGGAGGGAGCAGTCTGGTTTACAGGTTGGGGAATGGATTTAGTCATATCGTCAATTTCCTAGTTAATTAATCGGCTCACGCCGTAACACCCCGAAGGGCGGATTTCAGTTATACAAGGGCAAAATGCCCTAGTCAATTGCAATGGTCTGATTAAGACCAAAAAACACAATTTGGGTGTGATTCACTCCCACGGTGGTTTGTTGCACGTTGCGACAGTGAGGACCACAAGCGAATTCAAATTCCAAGACGCGCAAAGGTTACAGGTCGTCACACAAAGGTCGTTGGGTAGATCACTGCGACTTGCAGCAAGTCACAAGGAGTAACGAGGACATTGTGTGTAAATAAACCTCAGGTACGAATTAAATCGAAAGCGAAGTTTTTAAAAGTATACTTCTTAAAAAATGTTCCCAGTAAAATATATAAATGTACATTTAATAACGAAAGTTTGTGGGAACATTTTTGTCACCGGCTCTGAAGCCCTTGTTACCCACGGCATTGCGAGTAATAATTACCCTCACCGAAGTTACGCGTAACTGGTCAAAATTCGCACAGCTACAGGCCGCATTCTACCGTTTTGAGAAATCGCAAAAATGGCCTAGAAAGTTTATGGGAACACAAAACCTAAGTTATTGTATCTAGGCACTTAAGCTGGGCTTTTGTGTGACTTTTGAGGGTTCTACACCAGTTTCGTCAAAAAGTTTACGGGAACAGGTGTTAACTGGCTCTGGAATGTCCGTTTGCGCCAGTCTGATTGTTGTGCTCATTTCGCAAATCAACAACATTTGGTGATGCTTGGCTACGTGTTCTGGGTCCAAATTTCCCAATTCCATGAGTGTCACACCTTTCAATTCTAGCGTGCCAATCTCGTATTGCAGCGTGCCATATTGGAGGACAACCACTGGCTTATGCCAGCCAAATCGTATCGAAACGTTGTTAAATTCCATCGTCAATTTCCTGTCAAAATGTGCTCAAATATGGGGGGGAATGTTCCCCCCTGAAGCCCTTAAATTGGGCTTGGTCTTGAGGTTAAGGCAAATACCTGTGGCCTTAAAATACTTTACACGACCCTTGTATAGGTCCTATATTCTCATGCGAGAAGCTTGGAAAGAGGCTTGAGGGTCGGAATCGGCGCTGCTCCTATTTCCGCGCTGTCAACCCTCAATTCGAATTTTTTGATTCTTTTTCTCGAACCAAAAACCACCAGCCTCGATTCTAGATTCTATTTTTTAGAATGAAAGCGCAGTTCCACCAGCCGAAAATTACTTCTTCTGTCTAGAGTTTCCGCTTTGAGGGTCGCTACTGAGATCAAAAACAATGGCACACTGGCGTAACTCGATACCTCAATTAAGCCCAGGCCATCGGCACTCGTAATGAGTACCGTGAACCCAGCCACCAACAGCATAAAATGCACCATAAACGCGATAAATAAAGCAATATCTGTACGTGTAATCATCATCAATTTCCTTTTAGTTGAACAAGTGTGTTTCGGTAAAATATAAATCCTTAATATTCTCTTCAGTTAAGACTTTAAGGTGCTTTTTTAATCTAGAAAGTAGAATGGTTCGGGTATACGGGCCATCGTTAATAACAAACCCTTCGCGCTGCTTACCATGAGGACCCACCAGCCATGTATTTTTAACGGTAATCATCATCAATTTCCTTGTATCTGGGGGAGAATGTTCCCCCCCCTTAAATCGCCGCGACAGTCACGGCCCTGTAGTTGCCAAATTCCCTTCACGCGAATTGCTATCACAATCCACCAGCCAAGCCCCTAGACACGAGAGCCTAGGCACTGGCACACACCACCAGCATAGGTAGGCACGCGCTTAATAGCCTCGTGAAAAATAAAAAACCGATTAGCACTAGCCGTGCTAATCGGTTTTTCGTTTCTCGAATTGAGGGGGGGGAATGTTCCCCCCGTCCCGCTGGGCTTACTTGTTAAGTTGCTTTTCAAGATCCTTTTGAATCTCAAGCGATAGAGCAAGCATTGCTTTGCTAACCTTGGCGCGGTGAGCCTTAGGTAAACCGGCCGCGTCTAGCGCTTCAAGTTGGTTATTGATTAGCGCTTGTGTGTGATCCTCAAGCTTAGAAACAAGAGCCATAACCGCGCTAGATACATTATCATCAGCAGCACGCTTTGCCGCGCCGCCTTCTTTATCCTTGCCCTTTACAGGTGCGCTTTTCGCGTCTTTGCTTGGCTTTTCTTCTTTCGCTTCTTTAGGCAAGTATTCACCTAAAAAGTTAAGCCATTCAACGCGCCCTTGAGGAGCACCGTTTTCGCCGTAAATATCCGCGTTTAATACCTTGTCACCGATTTGCGCGAATGTGCCGTTTAACTCGATCGTTTTGATTGAGTCGAAAAACTTGGTTAGATATTGACGGTTATCATTTACGAATTTCACGTAAGTTTTCCAGTAACCTTTTGCTTGGTTGTATAGGCGTGAGCTGTCGCGGTTGGCTTTTGTACGTTGGTTAGCTGGCACGCCGTACAAGTCACAACAAAGCGCGATGTTTGCACCTTGTTCCATGTTGTGTGCTACGGCATAGCACGCAATAGCCATTTTAACGGCTGGCACACGTAGATCATTCTTATCAGCAGTAACAAGAGCAGAAGCAAAAACAGAAGCGTTAAAAGTGGTAGTAGTCATAATCGTCAATCCTTAAAAGTTAATTTGTTGGTGGGGGAATGTTCCCCCCCCCTCGATGCGAGTAATTCGGTACTTGCGTCGAGTTGCATTCACTATAAAAGGGGGGGTGGATTTTATGCAAGAAAATGGGGTGATATAGTGGGGTGGCCCTCTCACTCCACCTGAAAAATTTTTGGAATTTTGGAAGGTTATAGATACTACCCTCGACCCTCAAACCTAGAACCGCGACCCTAGACCCAAGAACCTCGACCCGGGAAACTAGAAACTTTACCCTAGAACCGCGACCCGAGAACCTAGGCCAAAAAGAAAACCCCGAGGGATTATGGCCACTCGGGGTTTGAGACGTTCAACGTAATCAGAGGTCGTTGTTCGTAGGATAAGCTTGAAACTAGGTATGCGGACGGGCACAAAGATTAGAACAGGCTTTATCGTCAATTTCCAAATTGTAAGGAGCGCTGGGCTCCCGCGGTTGAGGCATGTAAGCTGTTTGCTGTCAACGCCAACTAAAGTATAAAAATCTCCTCGATTGGTCAAGTAAGTAAACCGGTGGCAAACCTTATATTATGTTATATAAGTGTTAAATCACGAGGGCTTTTGTTGTCGTATTTCTGAAATAAAAGACACAATTAAATTGTGTTTTTGTAGCTGGAAAAGTTCATCACTTGAAAGCACTTACACACATTGTCAGTGTGTGCAAAGAAACGTAAAAAAGGCGAAAAAATTTTTAAAAATTTTTTCGCCTAAGGTTATGCTTGATTAATTATTGAGCGTTTAATTGAATGTTCAGTCCGTAATACTGAATAACTAATCGGTTTTTCGAATCGCGTCCTACGACTTGGAGAAACTGATAAAGCGTACTGAGCTCTTTGGTTCGACGATAGAATTCACCTTCATCCACGACAGCCCCGTTTTTAAATTCGCGAACAGATGCGGCGTAGAGTGTATATAAATCCCTACCGGCTATAGAGGGTAGCGACTTAAGCTCATCAATCAACTCGTCTTTTGGTAGGGATTTAAGCACCGCTATCATAGAATCATCAGATAATTCAATATACCCAGAGGCTTCGAAGAAGTATCGAACGTTATTATTCATCTGTCCGAGCTGGCGCACGAGCTCATGATGTGAGTCGGGTAAGGTGTAGTCGCGATTGTTGACCAGTCTCGGATAAGCGCGTAAGGCCCACGAGATAATCTTGTCCTTTTCTTCGGCAACAATTTTGTTACCAATATCCAGCTCTCGATTTTCAGGGGGAATAGGTCTTTCCGTATTGAGTATCAACCAGCGTCGAGTAAATCCTTCCGAGAAATCTTTAGTTTTTGGCAGATGGTTTGAGGCGAACCAATGTGTAGCCATCGGTTGCAGGGTGTTATGTTGGTTGATGTTTCGCTTAAGCGTGACTTCTTGGCCATCAACAATATCTTTGAAGCGCTGGCTGTTGATAGGTTCGTTTTCAGAGAGTTCGCCACACAGGTTTAGTAGTTTATTCGATAGCGCGGCCAGCGCGTCATTATCTCCCCACTTGTTGGGCGGGAGTGAAACGCGCTTTTGAGGTGGTACCAGACCGCGAATGATATTGAGTATCTGACTCTTTCCTGATTTTGGCGTGCCGTGAAGTAGGATGGCCCGTTGAAAAAGTGTACCTGTGTTGAAGAACGTTGCGGCCATCGCTTCTTGCAAAGCCATTATGTTATCGCTCTCGTCGTCGGTCTCCCAAATCTGGGTAATAAATTTATATAGCTTTTCTGGCGGGTAAACTTGGTCTGGGTTGAAGGTGAATGGCAACGTATAGGTTAACCCCATATCTGGGTCATGGGGTAATAGCTGAAGTTGGGAATTCACGAACCCGTTGTTGAAGTTCACACCCACAGAATTGACGCGTCGAAGGGGCAGGGCCAGTTTGTTTTTGATAGCCGTAATAATCGTATTGGTGTTACGCGTACCCTTGTCTGTGAAGTTCGACGGAAAGTAGGTGTTGATGATATGGCTTATCTCATGGTCTTCTACGGGTTCCCAATGCGTGCCTAGCCAACGGCATAATCTCTGGGCGTCGATGGCCGCATCATAGCGATGCTCGGTTTGGCTTGAGAGAAATTGAGTAACAATAATAACGATAGCCGGAAGGTCTATCACGCCCCGCGCTTGCTTCCTTAGGTTTGCTATCTGACTATCCATCTTCGTCATGTTTAGCTTCATCCCAGACTGACGCGAGATATATCGCTTGAGCTGGTCTACTTCGAGTTTGGTTACTGTGAATGAGCGTGCGATTTCTTCCATGGCCGACTGGCATGCACTCAACATTTGGGTTTCGTTGCCTATGGCGTCGGACATTTTATCGTAAACGTACTTCTGAAGGCCTTGATAGGTGTATTGCGCGTCCTTCGAAGTGAAGGGAATCGCGTATCTGTCCCTTAGATTAGAGCCAATATTGACGTCCCAGTGGGGCGGAAGGCGAAGGTTGTAGTACATACGCACTTGGTGGATAAGTGAGTAGAAGGTCTGGAAATAGGCGTCTTTTTGATGATTTGGGGGTATTTTGGCAAAATTTTGCGAAAAACTATCATAAAGCGCGTCAATTTCTTGCAAAACGGGCAAAAGGTGCGTGTTTTGGTCGCAATTCAGTAAAAAATCGTAGCAAAAATGCGTCAGGTAAGAGCGCATAGTTACGTCCAATTGTCCTAGAGTGTGTAATTTTGTCCTTGCTTCGTGCGGGTATGGCTCTTTTTGAAACTCCACATCCGGCATAATCTCCTGCAACACATCCATGATATGGTGTGGTTCAAATACCGGTAAGTTATCTACGACGTCTTTGGTAGGTACCTGAGTCGGTGAACTTAGTACTACGAACGTATCTTCCGCTAAGAACGAAAGTAAACTTCCCTCGAGGCCCGAGCCAAGAACCGTGAACGATTTTAGTGACTCACTACAAGGCGAAGGTGCCGGCGCTTTAAAAATCATGTAATGGCTATTTGATTCAGAGACCAGCCAAAAGCTTGAAGGAAGCTTATGAGAGAGTGAAAGCTTTAAATCGGATTGTTTATGATCGAGCCTTACCGCAACAAGACAATACTCACTCTCGTCTTTGAGCGCCTGACCCAAGGCCACGCCGCAAAGCTTATCCGCATGTGTTGCTTGCCAATTCTTTTGATGTAACTCCTGGGTCGCATGAAGTATTTTATCACTGGGGATAGCAGGGAGCTTTGAAGTTTTAAACAGCGGAATGGTTGGGATACCTACAGCAAATAAGGCTTTCGATAATAAACTATACATGCGGTTACTCCTGATTAAGTACGAGTTTCATTTCTTCGATAAACTCAGTTTTTTGCTGCGGTGTTAGATAGCGCTCCATGCTATCGAGGATAAACGTTTTGAATACACCAAATTGTTTTATACCTGAGGCTCGTTCTTGAACATCGAGGATTTTTTCCATCAGTGACACCATGGTACGAAACGTACTGGTCATTTCGCTTGTGTCACTTTTGTTCAGTGCCGTTTTAAATGTTTTCATATCACGGTAAAGCTGAAGGGCTTCCGTCTCGAAATCAGGAACCGCATCTGAATCCTCTATTTCTGAGTCTGCAACGGTTATGCCAGCGTCGGTTTGGATGCTAAAAATAGCGGTAAGGAATTCTATCTCGTTGGGCTCGTAAGGGCAGTCTTCATCGTCGAGGTAGGTTGGGTCGTCTTGAATTAGTTTTTTCCACGTATTCAGCGTTGTGAAAAGGTTCGGGGTGAACTCAGGATAGAACTTGGGTGTTTTCATCGTCAATCTCCGCTTTGTTATAGGTTAAATATCATACCGCAAGATTGCCTGTATAGTCAGTAACGCGTAATCTATTCGGAAAATAGACTAATTGACGATAATTGAGGTAGCTGTGGCTAATCAGTTTTTAATGGATTTGTACTCGACTGCAGAAGGCCGGTACAACAAAGATTCGAAAGATATGACGCATGGTGATTGGATGTGTGCCAACACTTCACTCAACAAGCGGCCTTTTAGTTTCGAGCGCTATCCCTTCCAAAAACAGATTGCCGATGATATGCACCCCAGCCTCGATTGTATAAAGCCCTCTCAGGTTGGTCTTACCGAAATACAGATTCGTAAAGCGCTGGCGATATTAAGCCGGACGCCCAACACCTCTTTGATTTACACCATGCCGAATGAGCGGATGTTTAAGCGTATTTCAAAAGCGCGTATCCAGCCGTTGATTAATTTTGATAAAGCTTTCAGGCAAGAGAGTGGGGACAAGACCAAACAGTCTATGGACCTAATGCGGATTGGTACCAGTTTCCTTTACGTTACCGGTTCTGCAGAGGCCGACGCCACGAGTATCAACGCGGACTTTGTATTTAACGATGAGATTGACTTAACAGACCCGTCAATGTTGTCACTCTTTAACTCTCGTCTACAAGGTTCCGATCACCGTGTTAACCAGCGTTTCAGTACCCCAACTTATGAAGGGGTAGGCGTAGACAGAGGATACCGAAGAAGTGACCAGCATGAGTACGTGATTAAGTGCCGTTGCTGCAACCATTACCAAATACCCGTATTTAGCCGAGCGTTCGTCGAAGTCGATGGCCTACCAGATGATTTGGAAAAATTTGAAGATATCTCAGATAACCTTATCGACTCTGGCCAGCTCGATATTCAATCCGCACGCGTGGTTTGTGAAAAATGCCGGAAGCCCCTAAACCTTGCTGACTATGAAAACCGTGAATGGGTGGCTAAATACCCGAGTCGGGTGCTCAACCGCGGGTACCGTATCCGCACGTTCTCTACCCACAGACTAGACCCTCAATATTGTTTCGCTCAGTTATTTGATTACAAATCGAATGATAACCTGAAGGGCTTTTACAACACGGTTAAGGGTGAGCCCTACAACAACGAAGACCAGAAGCTTTCGTTAAGCCAGATAAAACTAGCCATGGGAAGCCCAGCTATCCCAGAGCCAAGACAAGGTGAACCACACTTCATTGGTATCGATATGGGGGTAACGTGCTACATCGTTGTAGGTTGTGGTACCGACCCTAGAAAGATGCGTATTATTTTAGCCACTTACTGCCATATAGACCAATTACGGGGACTGGTTAATAAGCTAGATGAGCAATATCATTTTGTTGGGGGAGGCTTGGATAGGTACCCTTATACTCCTACCAGTAATGATATCCGTAACGGTAGCCTCGGGCGAATTATGCCGGTGCACTACACGAAAAGTAAGGAAGTTGCTGAAGAGAAGAATGCACTCGGGGAAGTGGACTATATCAAGGTAAACCGTACCGATATGTTAGACCATGTGGCCACAGGTATAAGAAACTTAACGTGGTCGATTGAAGGTTACACCAGCAACCAAGACAAAATAGAGTCTCATCTTCAGGATATGATCAGAGAAGAAGTCGAAGAGGAACAAGCCGTTTGGGTTAAGCTTTCGGGTAAAGACCACTTCTTCCACGCAATGGCCTATCTCGCCGCAGGGGTCTCGTATAAAATTATAAAAGACGGTCTTGAGGGCTGGGTGAATGTGAATACCGATTTCTCTAACGCTGGCCACGGCGGAGGTATCCTTCTAGGCCAACAAGATAATGATATCTTTGGCACAACCGACTTAATCGGTTATTCTTCCAGCAATAACCCGACAAAAATAATTCGTCGGTACTAACAATTTGGGAAATTGACGATGGCCGTAACAATACTTAGCAAGCTCAAGGTAATTGTGCCTAATCGGTTTAAGCCGAAAGGGAGTACACAAACTGCGACCTATAACGCAGAGAACAACACAGAAGTCCTATCGCTCCCAGATTATCGGGAACACCTAGAAGATATCTATTCAAGTCGAGTTTCGGATAATTCACAAACACTCATTATGAAGCTTGTTAAGTCCGACCCTGATGCGTCAGCCGCATTAGGCGCATATCTTACTACGGCGGGGAGCTCTATCCCGTATATCGTTGTAAAAGACCCCGACGGGGCGATTGACCGCGATGGCGCCAAGATAGTTAATGAACTTATTGAAGCCTTAGAGACCCGCCGCGACTACTCTAAAGGTTATTTAAGACCTAAGACTCTGCGAGAACTATCAGAAGAATTCCGCTACATGCTATTAGCCCGAGGTGGTATAGGCTGTGAAACGGTATTTGGGGATCAACTTCAATTAACTGAGCTTCGCAATATCGATATGGCCAGTATTCGATGGCAAGAAAAAGAGCCTGGGAAAATGGTGCCATGGCAAGACCAAGGGGGCGGGGACCCAATTAAAATGGATATCCCTTCTTTCTTCGTAGCTTGGTACCGAAAATCACCTATTGAAGCTTACGGCCATAGCCCCTTCGTTAGTGCAATTAATACCATGGCAGCAAGGCAACAGGTGATTAATGACTTGTATCGAATCATGCAAGTTACAGGGTTCCCGCGAATCGCTATCAAGGTACTTGAAGAAGTCTTGGTGAAAAATGCCCCTGCGGATGTTAAGGTCGATCCACAAAAACTAAGAACCTATATTTCTCAACGCCGCCAAGATATTGGAGGCGCGTTTGCTTCGCTGCGCCCAGACCAAGCGATGGTTCACACCGACAGTGCTGAAGTTTCAATGCTTAATGAAAAGAACCCAGCGACGGGTATTAAAATTCAGGAAGTGATTGATACGCTTAACGCCCAAAACCAAGCAGGGTTAAAGACGATGGCCACTGTACTTGGTCGGGGTGAATCTGGTGTAAATACCGCTACAGTTGAAGCGAACTTGTTTGCCAAAGCTGCCGATAGCTTGAATGAACCTATCGGAGAAATCTTAGGCAGCATGCTTACGATGGCTTTACGTATGCAAGGCTCCGAGAGTCGAGTTATTGTCAGATTCCCTAATATTGATTTGCGTTCGGAGCTTGAGCTAGAGGCCCAATTGAACTTGAAGTCAAACCGCTTGCGAACCGACCTAAGTGATGGGTTGATAACCGACGATGATTACCATATTGCCATGTACCGTCGCATTAGACCGGACTCCGTAGCTGAGCTAAGTGGAACGGGGTTTATTGGCGGCGCTATGGAAGTAGAAGCAGAAAAAGTAAGCCCTAATTCTGACCCACAAGGACGTTCTGTTAGTCGTGCTTCAGACAAAAGTGCAAAGTCTAACGCTAACCAGTCTTAAGGTTAATTTTTAATCGGGCTTGGCAACGCGATTGAAAAGCCCTAAGATAATCGAAAATTTGGATGGAAATTGACGATGGCTAAACGGCTAACCCTCACTGAGCGTATCAAATCGCTTATCACCGCAGCCGCGGGTGATGAAATAGACTTTTCGCAGATTGCAGCGTATGAGAGCGTTGCGGCATCTACTCGTCCAATCAATCAACCAAGCACAGCCTACCATGGCGCACAAATGACAGAAGGCTTTCTGTCACAGATGGCGGCGTACTACAAAGAAGAAAGTGTCCCTATTCAGGTCATGCACAATGGTCAGATGCTACCAGTAGGTAAGGTGTTTGCCGCAGATACCTATAGCGCGGATGAAGGACACACGGACTTAAACGTTCTTTTCTATGTCGATGCTGAAGGCCCTTACGCCCGAGATATTGACCTTTCTATTCTAGATGAGGTTTCTGTCGGGGCAGCTCCCAATCACGCGTACTGTTCTGAATGTAGTTTCGACTACATGGCCGAAGGCAACGAAATGAGTTTCTGGTTTCGTGAATGTGATAACGGCCATCGAATCGGTGAGAACGGAACCCACCTTCGCTTAACCGACCTCCGTGCTTGGAAAGAATTATCACTCGTGAACAAAGGCGCGAGTAATAAACCGAAGATACTTGGCTCTGCCAAGCAACGTCTGGGCAAAGACGCATATAACCAGCTTGCCGCTTCAAGTTCTCCTGAAGCCGTACAGTACAGTTATATGACTTGCTCCCCCACTCAAAGTGAAACAACAGGTGAAACTATGGATTTATCAGCTTTAACAAACCAAGTTTCTACGTTGTCCGCAGCTAACGGCAAGCTAGAAGTTAAACTCGAATCGGCAGAGGCAGCGCTTACCGCTTCTCAGTCGGAAGTTGCCGCGCTGAAAGGACAAGTAGAAGAACTAAATACGAAGATTGAAAATGGTTCTGAGACCAAACTTCAATCTGATCTTTCAGCCGCTCAAGCGCAACTTGAAACGGCGAACAAAATTGTCGGTGTGTTTGATGAACAACTAAAACTGGCTGCGGTTGCAGCGGGTTTGACGTTGGCTGAAGACGCCAGCGCTGACGAGAAAATTGAGCTGTTAAAACAAGCTCAAATTAAACTGGCAGCAATCCCAAGGGGTGGTGTTGGCAAAGGTGCGGATACACCGGAAGCTGACGACGTTCTGGTGCTTACTGCCGCGCATAACAGTGCGTTTGTTTCTAATCGATAAGGGGAAGAGTCATGCAAATTGGCGATTTACAACATAAGGGTATCCGCACTGAATCCGCGGCAGCATCATTCTATCTAGATGCCTCAATCACGGGTTTTGCGGACGTTGGTAAACCGGTTTCGGTAACCGGAGATTTTACGGTGGGCTTTGGTGCTGCAGATGATGAGATTCTAGGTTACCTAGAGTCTTATGAAAACCGTGAAGTTGAAGGCGTAAAAATGGGTGCTGTGTCATGGCATATGTGTGCCGAGTTTGAATACGCGGGTACAGCTCCGACAGTGGGTGGCCACGTAGTATCAAACGGTGACGGTAAAGTAAAAGCTGCCGGAGCCAACGCGGGTCGCAACGTGGTTGTTGCCGCCGTTGATACCACTAACAATATGGTATCTGTAATCTTCCGTTAATTCGGAAGATTCGCACCACAAATAAAAATTTGGAGATTGACGATGCAAGCAGCAAATCTTAGTCAGATTAAACGCGCCCCACTTAACGTGGTTTTAGCGGGTATTAATAGTGAGCACAGCGACGAATCTATTCGCGCTGGCGTAAAGCTGGTACAAGCAGCAAAACAATACGGTATTAACGTTCGTGATTACCTAAACCTAGCCGTTGATGTTCGTGCGTCAAACGATGCTGAGTCTGGTAAAAACTTCCGCTTGGATAATGGTAACTTTATGACCGGCTACCAAGCGGCTATCTTAGAGTTGAACCTTCCGTTCAAAAACGCTTTTGAGCAAGGCATTACCCTTCAAGCTGCAGCGGATACTTTCAGTGCACGCCCTGGCTCTCGCGCACTTTTCCCTGAAGTTATTGATGATATGCTTCAGTGGAATACGCGCCAAGATATGTTCGAATCAACGGCACCTATGGTGGCACAGACCCGAACTATCACAGGTAACGAACTTATTACCACCGCAATTTTTGACGATCAAGGCCAGCTAAATACTTCGCCTATCGCTGAACTTGCGAACATTCCGATGCAGACTATCAAAAGCTCTGATAAGTCGGTTAAGTTCTTCAAGCATGGTTCAGGTATCCGTACCTCATACGAATTTGAACGTCGTGTGAGCCTAGATATCCTAACTCCATATGCGGCCCGTATTGCTCGTAACAAAGAAATCAGCAAAGTGAAGATGGCAACCTCGCTATTGATTAACGGTGATGGTGTTCACGAAGCTGCAGAAGTGGTTCCAGCTTCTAATTATAAAGATTGGGATGAGGCTAAAGGCCTTAAAGGTAACTATGTTGCCTTAGCGGACTTCTTGGCGCAACGTGCGCGTAAAGGCGTACCGGTTGATACTATCGTAGGTAACTACGATATGTGGCTAGAACTGTTCCTAATGTTCTTACCAACTCAACCTAACGGTAAGTCTACCTCTGAAATTCTTCAGGAGAACGGTGGGCCTCGCGTGGCTCTGGCCATGGACTTCTTAAGCGGTGTCAACTTCCATATTTCAAGCTCAGCCCCTACGGGTAAGCTGATTTGTTATTCGAAGGCTGACACGCTGGAAGAACTTATCGAAGCCGGTTCGGTACTGTCTGAGTCTGAGACAGCAATCAAGAACCAGTCGATTACTTACGTGAAAACTGAGAACTCAGGCTATCGCCTAGTTTACGGTGATACCCGCGTAATCTTCGATACTGAGGCCTAACCAACAATAGCCCCCTTATCTAAGGGGGCTACTTGGAGAATCAACTAATGAAAATGATCTTAGCTAAAACCACTAAAAATTTTATGCTAATGACGCGTTTCGGAATTATTGAAGCGTTCCGCCCTTCGGTAATTGGCCATTGCACGGAAGTGGACCAGTTTGTTTCACAGCAGCAAATAAAGGTGCTGGATAACGACTTGCCAGATAACGCCACGGATGAAGAGTTCAAAAAGTTCTTTGACGATCACGATGGTGACTGGGAAACCGCACTGGAAAATTTCAAGCTGAGTCTTGAAGGTATTGAAGAGAGTAAGGAAGACTCTGGCGAAGGTGATAAGGAAGACTCTGGCGAAGGTGATAAGGAAGACTCTGGCGAAGGTGATAAGGAAGACTCTGGCGAAGGTGATAAGGAAGACTCACCAGAACCAGCACCAACCCCTAAGAAAACCACGACTCGCACGACTAAAGCGAAGTCTTAAGGAACAACCATGTTAAGCGTCCCAAATAACGAAATGTTAATGCTGACCGAGTTTCAAATAGGTGACTACACCTATTTGCCGGACTTTGGGACCGTAAGTGTCTCCCTCAAGGACCAAGAGGGCGTTGAGGTACATTCGGTGGATGTACCTTTTGATGCTGATTACAGCATCCCTCAAGATATCCTGAAAGTCAGCAGCAGTGATATCTTGAGCTTTTTTAAGTTGACGGTTAAGTTCACTAGCGAAAATCGCCAACGTATTTATACGGATATTGTTCGGGTTCATATGGATTTTATGTTTACATCCACACCTTCTAATCTAAGGACCCTTATCGGGCTATACGAAGAAGAACTCCATGATAGTGAGATTGATTTTATTTACTCGTTCAATGAGCTGGTAAATGAACTTGGCCAAGGCCTACTTGAAGATACAAACGCTCGTATCAACAAGTTAATTTTGCTACATGAAGCTGTGCGCCACCTTCCTGCGTTAGGACTGAAAACGCTAAAGTCTAATGAAATTGACGACACTAAGAAGTCTCGACTATCAAATATTGATATAAAAGCCGTGCAGGACTCTATTACCTCTCAGTACTGGGCTCACAAATTAACGTTTGAGTCCGTGGCTGAATTCCCTCAAGCCCCACTACTTGAGTTTGTGAGCCGAACCGACCCATTCACAGGTGAGGACGCATGAATATCTTCACCCGATATACTTCGGGGAATCTTAATTTGGTTGCACGTACTACGCAGCCGAATGAGAGTTTTAGAAGTCTGGTACCCGTTAGGTCCTTGGTGCATATACCAAAGCGCTTCAGGGTTAAAGCAGGGGATATTATTCGTAAGAATGAACACACAGCCTTCCTACTGGCCGAACACCATGCCTACGGCCTAAATAACGTTTTCCTTGGATTGGCTATTAACGCTGAGGTTAATGTTACCTATTCTATTCGCGTCCGCCATCCTGTAACGGGGTTGGAGACCAATGGCTTTAGTACTGAAAGTGAAACCCTTTCCTGTGTACAGGAAATTGAAACCCCCACTGAGGTAAAAGGTCTTACGGTCTCACAGGAGGTCTTTTACTTTGGTTCTAAAATCCCCAAGGATGCCAAGATAAATGGCCGAACCGTAACTAAGGTTATGCCTGTTTCAGGAATTTACCGCGTAGAGGTGTAGGCCGTGTCGGTTACCGCTGATTTTCAAGCCCAGTTCGAAGCTCTAGTTACAGGTTTAACCGAAGGGGAAACCGCTTTTGTTCGAAGTGAGATAGAGTCGGCCACCGTTGCTTTTCTGAATAATGTTTTTACTTCTCTTGCTGCAATGATAAGCGCTATGTCGAAGGAGGCGGAGGTAATTGGCTACGCGCCGAATGCTTTTGGCTATGAGGGAACAAGTAAACGAATAACCTCACGATGGCAAATTCGCAAAAATATAGGCCTAGGTAAGAAGCCTTTAACTCAAGAGCCGATGTTGTTTAGGGGGCTCAGTGAGAAAAAAGGTAAGACTTCTCTAGTTCAGTTGCTAAGACGATTAGGCAGCAATAATGATGTTGGTGCAAAGCTTTATACGGGACTGGGGGGGCTTTCTTTGTCTCCGGTTGCTACGGGTTCCTCCGCTTTAAAGCCTGGGCTCAAGTTTTCAAAATGGGCGGGTAAAGCTTATAACCCTAGAACCCGAGAGTATGTGGCGTGGAAAGATGCCGTGATCCCTGCGGTAAATCATTACTTAAGACAAGGCGCGGTTAGAACCAATACAGGTGCAAGATTAGGTCCCAACTCTAGAGTCTCGGTTGAAGGAAGACGAGGCCAGATATCCGTACAACGTGCCTTGGTCGAGGGGTTGGCCAGTGCAGGTATCAACGTGAGTTTTCTATCTAAACTCAACAGCTTTCTAGGTGCTAAATCGGACTTTGATGAACTGGCCGATATACTTGAAACGTTAGGCTTAATTGACCAAAAGGAACGAAACAAGATAGGTAATTTGCATAAGTACAAGCATGCTATTTTGTTACCTTACTTTGGCGCCTTACTTTCTAGTACAGGAAAAAATTCTTTAACCTCTTACCTACAACGAGAAGGTGTCCTTTAAATGGCCCAGTATATAAATATCCAAGCCTCTCTACTTCGCTTCTGCAGTGATAATGCAAAGCTATTGCGTGCGCTTGTCGGAACTGAATTTAAGAGCCTCAACCTCGATGCCTTTTCCAATGAAGATGAGTTACCAGAAGGGGACTTTATTGGTATTGAGGATTTAGCAGTACAGTCGGGCACGGACGATATTCCGCTAGACACGCTTTCTGCGGCAGTAACAATTAGCACGGTATCTGACAGTAACAATATGCGACTAACCAAAGTCGTAGATCATATTTTTGAGTGTTTAAGGCCAACGAAAACCTTTACGCTTTTTGATGAAACTACAGGGGCTAGAAGGGGAAATATTACGTGTATGAATATGACCCAGATTCTTCCAGTTCAAGACGGAAAAAATTCTCGGGTTATTCAGTCGATAATTTTTCAAGCCTCAGCTTTAGATGAATCGACAAAATGAGTAAGTCCTAAGTCCTTCAAGCTTGCGCAAACAGCGATTTGAAAAGCTTGTTGACGGGTGTATAGTGTTCGTTGGCAGTACTGATCAAGACGATTCAAAACTTTTTTGGGTAGTCTTAAGGTAAAGCTTTTTGATGATGCCGACTTAGGAACAACACGCATATCGATTGGACTTAAGTTATTGTGTAAAAAGTGGTCTAATAAGACGCGCAACTTGTCCGCATCCGATTCACCTTCAATAGGTGCTCTGGCTGCGGTCACAAAAATGTTCGTGGGTGTGATGATTGAAATTGGTGTAAGTTTTGCCATGTTTCATCCTCCTTCAGCAAGGTATCAATAATAACCTAAAATTTGGAGATTGACGATGGCTGGTGAAGCTAAAACAACTGATTTTATGTTGGGTACTGCCACTGTAATGATTGGTAACCCAGAAGACCTCTATAAACTAAACCCAGAACAACATTCTGTGGGCCTAGTTAAGAATTTCACAATCGAAGCAACCAAGGAACGTTCTGACCTTACCCAAGGCCGAACTAACGATGTTGTTTTCACACTAACAACCGGTGCCACGACTCGAGGCACATTCGAAATGTACGAATACACTGAAAAGAACCTTGCTTACGCGTTGGGTCTAGACGGTGGGGAGTTGGTATCTCCTGAAGGTGATGCTCACGTAGTTAAGACTGCAGCTTCTTTCTCATCCGGTGCGGTATCCCTAGAACTCAATGATGGTACAGGACAGGATATTAAGGTAGGTAGCTGGGTTAGTGTTCGCGACCCTATCTCAGAAAATATTGTTTTAGGTACCGTAACAAATGTTTCAGGGCTTACAACGGGTACGGCAGAAACCGCTACTATAGAAGTAGAAGTACCTGACAGCACTATGGCTTGGGAAGTTCCGGCTGGCGCATATGTATCCCTAGTAACGGTACTTGATGTGGGCTCAACGGATGTTGACCGAGACTTTGCCGCTAAGGTTCAAGGCCAGCTAGCTAACGGTAAGTGGATCACACTTCTTATTCCTAAGATGCGTGTTTCTTCAGGTCTTACTATGGCATTTGGTACCGACAACTTCGGTAATACACCATTTGAGTTTACGCCACTTAAAGTTACACCTTCCGATACTTACTATGCACCTTTCAAAGGTACCTCTGGTAAGTTGGTTCATGACTCAGTACAAAGCGCATTGTCGTAAAAACCCTGGGTTTAAAAACTGTTTAGAAGGCCTCTTCGGAGGCCTTTTTTAAGGAAATTGACGATGAGTGATAACCCTTCTGTAACCTTTAACATCAGCGTTAACGGCGAAGATAAAGAAGTTTTCATGAGTTTTGCGCTACTCAATACCATCACAGGGTACTTTAGAAATGCGGAAGAACTCGAACAAATCCTCTTAAATTCCGACGTTCGAGCGAGTGTAATTACTGAACTCCTATCTGAAAGAAATGAGACGGGCCGAATAACCCAGAATTTCGATATTAATACAATGAAGGCAGACCCAGACCAAATACTGGACTTGCTGGAATGGGTATCGGAGCACGTTGAGACTTTTTTTATGAAGGCTCTACAAAGAGCCAAGCAACGAATGAAGAAGAAGCAGACCACTTAGAAGTCTTCAATTCTTGGTACCTAAAACTGTCGTTTGAAGAGCAGTTGTGTTTTGTTTTCGAAACGGTACCCAGCCAGCTACAGAAGATATTTTGGTCACATAGTAACCAAGATATCAAAGTTAAAACCAAGCTAACACTTGGATTAAAGACTGTCACAATGACCCAAGAGTATGTGACGTTATTGAATGCCGCAGGGACTATCTTCGGTAAAAAAGAAAGTGGTTCAGGCAAGCCCAGACGTAAAACTACGAGCACGGTACCAAAAGATGAAATAGAAGCTGAGGCCCGAGCAAGAGCCGTTTTTGGGTAACAATTAGGGGAAATTGACGATGGCCGGCAGCAATGCATCCAATACAATTAGAAATACCTTACTTAATTTTACCGTCGATCCTAAATCCAAAAAGGTAATCGAGGAACTAACTCGCGAGTTTGAAAAGCTAGAGCGGGTCACACAAGCCGCTAGTCAACAACTTCAAGCCAACATTAAGGCCATTAAGGACACCCCACAGGGGCGCTCTGAACTCGCCCAGAACGCTAAGAATGAAGTTAACACTCAGCGCAAAATCTTAAGTGAGAACCAAAAGAATGCGCGTGCGTTACTAGATCAAATTGCCTTAACCCTTGGGAAGGGACTCAACCCTCAACAGCAACAGCAATTAGTGAAAGGGCTGAATCAAGCCTTTGGGGAAATTACAGGCCGCTTCACTAAACAGGCCCAAGCGCAAGCCAAGAAACAAGCAAAGGACCTTGCTGACTATTACGACCTTCAATTTCGTAAGAACCCTACCGTTCGAAAAGGAAGCCAGCTCTATAAGTCTCGAGTAAACACGTTAAACGAAAGTGAATTGCGCACAGGGATTCAAAGGCAAAAGCTTTTACGTAGTGGAGCACAAAGTGCGCTTAACGATGCGATTCGCTTAGGTGATACCAGTCTTGAGAAGAAAGCTCAAAATGCGCTTAAGAAGCTCGAGTCAGGCTTAGTCGCTGCGGAAGCAAGACTAAAGAAATTTACCGACGCTTCTAAAAAAGCAGAAGTAGCGCAAGACACGCAAGCTCGAACTGTAAGACGAACCCTTAAATCCTACAATGATGATGAGTTTCGATTAAACCCTACCGTAGCTAAAGGGCAGAAGGTTAAAGCGTCTCAAATCTCTACGTTGAACAGAACTCAACTAGAGGACGCTATTGCTCGGAATAAGGTTTACGAGAATGCCGCCCGTAAAGCGCTGAAGTCCAGTCTCGCGCCGGAGACGAGAAATAAAACGCTAGAGAATAACGCGGGTAAAGCGCTAAGAGAACTTGAAGAATCAACCAAGCTTGCCAAAGCACGATTAAAAGAATTCGCTGATGCTGCGGCCGAGGCCAAGCGTGCTGAAAAAGCAGCACAAAAAGCCCAGAGGCCCTCGACACAAGTAACCGAACAACAGCGTGTCGCTCGTCGTATTGAACAGATTAGACAATCGCAAACCAATCAGCGCTTAGATGGCGGAGCCCAGCTATTCAGAAACCAAGGGCAGTTACTTCGTAACTACGCTGTGATGGGCGCCGGTGTTGGTGGTCTTGCAACGTCCGCGACGTTCTCAACTGAGCTAGATAGACAGTTCAAACAACTTCAATCCATTGTGAACCTCACCAATGAGGAAATGGAAGAGCTGTCTAAAAACCTTATTGATGTTTCTGAAAAAACTAAGTTTACAGCCACGGACGTCGCAGATGCGGCCATAACGCTTGGTCAGGCTGGCTTAGGTCAAAATGATATCCAGAATGCGATAGAGGGAGTTACGCTCTTTGCTACCGCGGTAGGTTCTGACTTAAAAAGTGCCGTTGACCTCGCCACATCAACATTAGGGGTATTTAATAAAGACAGTTCGCAGATGATCAACATAGTAGACAAAATGACTACGGCTGTGAACAGCTCAAAATTGAACCTTGATAAACTTGCCTTAGGTCTTCAGTACTCGGGTAACTTAGCGGCCCAGTCTAATGTGACGTTTGAAGAAACGGTCTCCGCACTTGGCGCAATGGCTAACTCGGGTATCCGAGCTGGTTCGACCCTTGGTACCGGCCTTCGACAAATTATTATATCCCTGCAGAAACCGTCAGAGTCTTTTACCGAGATTGTACACAACCTCGGGCTCTCAATGTCTGACCTAGATATTACGACTCACGGTTTGATACCAGTAATGAAAACGCTGGCCGAGAGTGGTTTTACTGTCCGTGATGCTATGGAAAGTATGGAAGTGCGTGCAGCATCTGCATACGGAGCTTTTGCAAATAACATTAGCGTAGCGGAAGACCTAAGCGAACAAATGCGTATTGGTGGTTCTGCGGCCCGTGCGAACGACACGCAGATGGAAGCATTAGCTAACCAGTTAGACCGTTTGGGCTCTATCAGTAAATCGATTGTCTACGAGTCAATGGAGCCACTACTAGACACCATTACCAAGCTTACTGAAAAGACCGCTGACTTTCTTTCAGTGGTAAGAGACCTCGGCCCCATTCTAAGCGCTTTAGCAGTACCGGCCTCGATACTAGGTGGCGTGCTGGCCACAAGGAGCGTTCTTCGTCTGGGCGCGGGGTTACTTGGCGGCGTGGATATGCTGACCGGAGGAAAAGGTAAAGGTAGCACAATCTCTAGGCTTGCTAAGGTTGCCACTGGTCGGGGATTAGGTACCGCGGCGGGGTTCGCCGCCCGTGCAATACCTGGGGTTGGCCTTGCTACTGCCGTAGGTACCGCGGGGGTTTATGGATATCAATATCTCGATGGCCGAGCCCGAGCTAATGACCGTGTTGATAGCACGCAAGCGGCCTTAAACCGTGGTACCTCTGAAACTAAGGTTTATGAAGACCAGCTTAAAAAAGTTGGGTCAGCTATTGATACGCTTATCTTAAAGCAAAATGACCTTACGAATAATGAGTCTCTTCAGCGCGAGATACGTCGTCTTAACGATGAGTTTCGCCAGCAAGGGTTGTACATCGATGATTCGATAGACAGCTACGACAAGCTTATTACCAAGATGAAGGAGTTTGAAGATGCTACTCGGGATGGAGTGGGGTACCTTCAGAACCAAAACCGGAATAACTTTGTTGATAACTCGGAAGCTAAATTAAATGAGTTATTTTCAATCGGCTTTTTCGATTCATCTGAACGCAGACTTCTAGCCGAAGAGAAGGGAACGGATGTTAGCGTCGGTAGCGGTAAAACCGCGACCCAACGTGGCCGTTTTGCAAGTCGAGGAAATGTTTATAGAAGTCTGATAGATACAGCGCTGCCGAATTTTGGGGATGATCTTGCGGGTATCAACGAGCTTATTCGCAACATCAACCCTCAAGAGGCCGGTGCTTATGGCCGTGCACAAGAGGCACGCACGCAAACACAAGCATTGCAAAGCCAGTTATTTAATATCCTAAATCAATCTCCGCAAGAACTAGATTCCCTAATGCAGCAATTTGGCCTATCCGGTGATGCACGGGATAAAGCCGAAGAGTATATAAACAACCTTGCTCAAGAAATGCTTAATCGAGCGAACACGTTGCTGGAAGTGGAGAACAACCAGAAACAATACGATTCGTTAGACCCGAGTATCAAAGAGGAAGAGCGAAAAATTTCCCAAGTGGTAATTAAGAATCGTCGCGAACTGTTAAATGATATCGCTGAGACCAGCGAGGAAATCAATGCATTAACAGAGAAAAACAAAGACTACGAGACCAGTGACTACTTAGGCACATTTAAGGACATAAACACACTGGTTCGTGACCAGATAAAAGCCTTGCTAGAAGATGAGAAAGAGGCCATTGCGGAATTAGAAGCGCAAGGGGTTTCTAACCCTAGACTTGTGCTTCAGGAACAAGGCTATTACCAAGCCGCAGGGGAAGCGAGAGGTAAGCTTGAGCGCTCACTACAATCGGCGGCGAAGGATGCTAGGCCGGATGCTAATTTATATTACCCCGCACGACTGGCGGAGTTAGATAAAGAGCTGGATGTACTTCGTGATCAACTTCGCCAAGTTACGGACCGAGAAACTTCAGATGAAATAAAAACTAAGCTCCAAGAACTAAACCTTGAGCGAGAGCGTGTGGCCAATGAGCAAGACACTCTCTTTGCGGCCATTGATGGTAACTCTCCTGTCTCTGTTGCTCAGCGAGACAGAGAGCTAAATGCTCGGGTTATCTTAGGGAACCAAGAATTCGATACGATACAAGCAAAGACCTTTGCAAGAAGTCGTCTCGAACGTTCTATTGGTGAACAACAAGACCTAGACGTTCGTGATTTTAAATTGCTTGGTGATGATGATGAGTTATCGCGTCTCTTAACTGATGTTATTGGTACGGAACAAGGTGAGATAAACAATGCTTTGGCCAAAGCACGGCAAGAAGCTGAAAAACTAAGAACCCAAGCGGAAGACACCCGCTATGAAGCCCAGCGCTATATTGATATCTCAAACAATGAAGGCTACACCGACGAAACCCGAGAGCGTGCCGCGGGTATTGCTAACGATATTGAGAGCCAAGCAGTACAACTAGAAAAAGAGGCGATCGCTTTAGAAGAACAAGCCGTTCGACAAGCGAAAGAAGCCTTAATGGATTTTGCTAATTATCTTCAAGAAACCATTGTTGATAACCCCGCGCTAACGGATGGCCGCTCTAAAGCGAAAACAAGAAAGTCTATTGAAGGACTTGAAGGGCAAAATATTAGTCTTGACTCTAATCTTGAGGACCTTTCACAAGCTTCTAAAGAAGCGGATCGTGGCCTACGGGAATTTAGAGACCAGATGGGGGACACGGTTCGAAAGATAAATCAGAGTATTTATGAAAGTGACCAGTTTCGCCAAACTCAAGCCGCGATTTATGGCACGCAGTATTCTCCTCTGGGGGAGCAAGGGGTTGATGAAACCTACGGAGGTCGAGGAGGAAAAGGTGTAGCTTCTCAGTTCGCTAACGCGGGTTCCTATATTGTTGATGAAGTTAATAGTAGTTACGAAAACTTTGACGTCTTAACCCAAATGACGATGGAAGCGACGGAAGCTGCTAAAGGTTTAGGTGATGCTTTTGGAGCAACGTTCGCGGATATCATTACAGGGGCCAGTGACTCAGAAGACGCATTCAGGTCATTAGGGGTAAGCATACTTACCGAAATGGCCAATATCGCGACCCGCGCTTTAGCTAACCAGTTAATAATGTCACTCTTCTCTGGTCTCGGCCTGATGGGTGGAGGTATGGGCGGCGGAATGGGTGGTTTCTTTGGTGGAGGGATGTTTACTGGGGGTCCAGTAATAGCCGGTAGTTATAAGACTGGGGGATTAATTACCAGTGGGATGTCTACTCGAGATTCAACCTATGCCAAAGTGAGTCGTGGTGAGTTTGTTCTTCGCAAAGCGGCAGTAGATGCTTTAGGCCTAGAGACGGTCAAAGCACTCAACTCTGCCGACCCTAATAGTGTCAAAGATAAAGAAATGATGAATAGCAATGCTACCCAGGCTATGTCGGCATCAAATAGTGAAGGCGGCGGCGTTGTTAATGTTTACGTGGTAAGTGAGAAGCAATTACCACCTATGGGGCCAAACGATGTGAAAGCTATTATTGGTGATGATATCGCGAGAGACGGTGAACTTGCTTCACTGGTAGCACAGGTAGCAATGAGGACTAAATAATGTCATTGGAACAGTTTAATTTTATTTACCATAAGGTCTCTCATCGTTATAGGGACCGCTCAACTAAGTTGACCTTAGGTAATCAATGGGACTATGTAACTAAGCCTACGGCCCCTGTTAGCAGGATATTTACATTGAAATATTCAGTAATGAAATATTTTGAAAATCCCCAACTTCTAGGTCCAAAGGAACGTCGGTATAGTGCTGATCATTTGGATGAGTTTTACCAACGTCACGAAACTTGGAAAGAGTTTATTTTTCAACACCACAAATTCGGGAATGTCGTGGTAAGGTTTGACCAACCCCTTGAGCTACCGGAAGGTATTACAGGGGGGGATGGCGCTATTGAACCTTTTACTATTACGTTGCGTGAGGTAGGACTTTAATTGATAAAATATTTATTAATTAATTTAAACAATATTATTGACAATAAAATTGTGAGTCCGTAGTATTGACCTCGGTTAGTAGTCCATGTGGCTCCTAATTATCGTCAATTTCCAAATCAACGCCTCAGCCTTGCTGGGGTGTTCTGTTTTTGGGCGCTTGAAAAATATTCAATCTATTCCTCTTTTCGGTATACTAGGCGAAAATTGAGGGAAATTGACGATGAAAGAACTTTCACAAGAAATTCAGTCTCAACGGCATTCGCTGACCCCTGAAGACTTAACCACCTATTTAGAAATCATTATCGAAGACACCGATGGCCAGCCGGTTATTATTCGTCTTACGGATAGAGAAACCCGTGACTGGAATGGTTCCACATGGGTACATTCACCTTTTAAAGTCTCTGGTATATCCAATAAATCCACCGGAGAGAAGAACCGTCCTAGCCTATCACTCCCCAACGAGGGGGGGCTATACAGTTATTATCTAAACCAAGGCTTGTTAGAAGATTCGGTGGTGACACGCTACAAAGCACTTCCTCACGAAAAAGGTGGCTCTCTAACGTCTCGCCACGTTTTTTATGTTTCTCACCCTAGTAATATTAGCTCGTCTATTCTCACCCTTCAGTTAAGAAGGCTTTCTGACGGTAATAAAACTAAGTTCCCCCCACGCAGATATATCCAGCCCGAATTTAGTACGGTAATAATATGATCAAAGAATTAAACACCTTTTGCGGCCATATCTACGAACAGGGTATTCAAGACTGTTACACCCTAATTAGAGATTTTTATAAAACTCGTTACCAGATGGAATTGACGAATTACGCGAGGCCGAACAACTGGATTCAAGACCCGAATTTAGATTTCTTTTCTAGGCTGTTTGAAAGAGAGGGCTTTGAGGACACGAATAATTGTCCGCACAAAGTGAGGTTCGGTGATGTATTAATGATGCGAATTGTCGGAAGTGAAGTAGTAAACCACGTAGCTATCTACGTGGGACGACAAAAGATCCTTCATCATTTGCAAGGCCGCGTAAGTGAAATCGTTGACTATGACGATAAATGGCGTTTTCGTGTGGTTCGTGTGATTCGACACCCAGAGATTCAAAAAACCACGGATGCTGTAGCCCTTCACAATCTGCATAAAGGTTTACCTATTCACCTGCGTGCCAAATTACGGAGTGCTAAAAGTGAAAAAGTTGAGTGATTTATGGAATGAGAAAGCCGAGCGCTGTGGCTTTATTCTAAAGTCCGGTGAAATTGTTGAAGTCGATAACATAGCTGAAGACCCCAAGAATGAGTTTGAAGTCTCAGAGTCAGATTTTGAAAAGTACTACGAGGACACCGTGGCCTCGTGGCATTCACATACCGATGATTTTTCAAATCTTAGCTTATCAGACTACTACACCTTTTTAGCTCTTCCAGAATGGGACCATTGGATAGTGTCGAAGTACAAAGTGGTTAAATTCTCGGTGAAGTCTGAATGTGTAATTTTAGAGGAGGTAGTCCCTCATGGTGACAATTAATCTCGTGGGGTTTGGGGATACTATCCCTAAGGTTATTAAAACCGTTGCGGCCAATTATAGGGAAGCCCTTGAAGCATTAAAACTGCAAGAGCCTTTTAATCCGCGTAAGGCTAAGGTTCGCTATGTTTGTGAGATAGAGGGAATTAACTCTACGCTAGACTTAGATGAGCCCGTTAATGAAGGGGTAATGACCCTAAGACGCAAGCAAACACTTAAAACACTAAAAGGTTTTCAAGGTAGTGGGGGTAGTAATGGGTGGGTAAAAATAGTAGTCGGTATTATCTTAATATCGATAGCCATTATAGCCCCACCAATTGCCGTGGGATTTACGGCTTTAGGCTCTGCGGGTATGGTAAGTGTTAATGTTTTATTAGCTAATATTGGTTTTGCCTTAATCGTAGGGGGACTAGCACAGGAGCTCATGCCCACACCCGAGAACAATACTTCAGAAGAAACCAGCAATACCGCAACGTCTTACCCTAACACCATACGTTCAGGTACCCCAGTGGCGATGATTTTTGGGCGCCATAGGTTCGGTGGCCACTTGTTCCAGTTTAATATTGAAAGTGTCGGTAGGTCTTCTGCAGATATTAGAAATTTTACTAACGTTGTTTGGGATGAAGTTAGTGACAACCGACGAGATTCTTGGTCTACTCTATACTTCAATAGTGAGTCTCAGGAAGTAGGCCAAACTACTTGGACCCCAAGAGGGGGTCGAGAGATTGATGGTATAAGAAACCAACGAACACTTTAAAATCTGGATAAATTGACGATATTGGGGCTTAAGTGGCGCATAACACGTTCAAAGGCCGCGGAGGGGGTAGTGGACCCTCTAATGACGCGGACAACCTATTTTCTACCGACGCATTTGAATTCGTCCTTGGAGTATCCGAGGGACCGATAGGCGGCGTCGTGGGTGATACCCCAGAAGAAAAGCTTCGCAATATCTTCATTGACGATACACCGGTATTCAACAGCCTAAATCAAACTAACTTTGATAACGCCAGCTTAATGCTGCGTTTCGAGCAAGGTACTTTGATTTCAGCAAAAGACGACCCTGAAGAAGGACAAACCCCTATATGGTTTGCTTTAGGGGGACAAAATATTATTCAGCAAGTTTCTGCGAACTTAGCGTATCTCGCGCCGGTGACACGAACTACGGTTACAACAGTGTCGGGGTTCGATGAGATTGAGTTACGTTTTACGGTATCCCAGTTAGTTCGCTACACTGATGATGGTTCAAAAACCCACCGAGCTAACTTTCGAATCGAGTATAAAAACCTACTGGATGATAACTGGGTTTCTAGCTCTATGGTTATTTCGGGTAAAACCACGGTCAGTCCTTTTATAAAAGTTCATAATATACGCCTCCCTAGAACTAAACCTAGTGACCAGTTTGAGATTAAAGTTACCCGTTTGACTGAAGACTCTAATGAGGAAGAAGTAGCGGCGATATCTTGGACTAGCTATGAGCTGTTAACTAAATCTGGTGACGCCTACACCGATAATGGTGTGGAATATAGCGACTCGGATTTAGAGTATCACCCAGGGCTTGCGATGATGCATGTGGTCGGGGTTCTTGGCCAGCAGCTCACAAATATCCCAAATGTCAGTGCCAACTATGACGGGATAAAGTGTTCAATACCTTCCAATTACGATCCTAAAGCCAAGACTTATGAAGAGAGCTCGGCATGGGATGGTCAGTTTAAAGCTCAAAAGGCTACCACTGACAACCCCTTCTGGATTGCTTATGAGCTGGTTACCAATCCTGTTTGGGGCATAGTAAAAGCAAACCCCCGTGTGAAGATTAATCGTTATACCGTTTATCGTATGGCGAAGTACGCGGATGGTTATGACTTCCAGACTAATGAAAAGAACTTAACCAATCCTATTACAGGACAGGAAAAGTGTCCTCGTTATACCTTTAATGCGGTATTGACTGAGCCTCAAAATGGGTGGGACGTTCTTCGTTATGTCTTAGGTAGTGCCTTCGCTAGGCCGATTGAAGAAGACTCAGGCGAAATAAAATTTATCGCAGATTTGCCAAGCCTACCCGTTGCTTGGGTTACTCCTGAAATGTGTATGACCGAAACGGATGGGTCTCCATTCTCGTATAATTTTTCGGCACTATCTGAGCGCCACAATGCTGTGACTTCCAGCTACATCGATGCCTCACTAGATTATGAACAACAGTACGTTGCCGAGATTCGGGATGAGGACTCTATCCTTAAGTATGGATTGAATACCCACGAGTTTGATGCAAAAGGCGCGACGGATATCTGGGAAGTAAAACGTAGAATGACGTTTTATATCTCTTCCGTAACAACAGAGACTAGAACGGTTTCTTTTTCCGCACCCCAATTAGGGATGGAATTTGAACCTATGGATATTATCAATATTGTGGACCCCGAGACAGGGCATGCCTATTCGGGAAGAGCGGTTAAGTTAGAGAGCAAAGCGGTCACACTTAGAGACCCAGTGTATTTCGATGAGGGCGGGACCTATAACGTAAAAGTTATGGGGAAATACGAAAACTTCGATTTCACAATGGATGTGCTCCCTTCCGATATTGGTAAACCTATCTACAGGTTGAAGCTAAAACAACCTATGCCGGACCTTGCACTATTTAATAAATATGCGCCGGTTGTGGTTTCAGCTTCAAGAAATGGCCAGCTTATAGGTCTGCCCAAGCCATGGCGCATTATCACGGTAAACGAGAATGATAGCGTCCCCGAGCTTTATGACTTCTTTTGTCAGGAAGTAAACCTCAACAAACACACAGATGCCGACAACCTTATTATTTCGGAAGCCCCTAAATACTCTTTTCTTCTGAGGCCACAAGTTCGAAAAGTTAAGAATCTTCGCGTTGTTGATGAAGAGCATATTCAGGTTCGTGGTGTAGAGCAGATAAACCTTTGGATTGGTTGGGAGCTAGAGGCCCCATTACCTCCTGGGGGTTATTTCGAGGTTCGCATTACCGAACAATCCGTTAATGGTCGAGAGTACACCACAAAAACCAACAACCTTTATTTCGAAATTCAGAACGTAAAGCTTGGGGATATTCAAATAGAAGTACGCAGTGCTCAAGGGGATAACGCCAGCCCGTGGGCCGTTCTGCAATGGTCTACAACGATGGTTTCTGCCGAGGATTTGAGAGACGCGGGTATTACACCAGAAATCACTATTCGCTATGAGAACTATGCTCTAACTATTGATAGTAAAGTAATGTTTGATTTCGGCTCGACAGAAGTTAACCGCGTTAACTTACTTGAGACCAATGGTGTGTTGGGTATTCAGTTTAAGATATACGACGATGTGGACCCAGATAACCGCGTGCACCTTTTGACCAAGACCGCAAAGTCTTCGCTAATTATCCCTAAAAGCGAGTTTGAGGTTGCTGTTGAAGGTAAGGAACTGCCTTCAGATTTATATATTACAGCACGCGTAGTTGATCTTGTCGGAGGCTTTTACCCCGACCTGTTCCAAAGTCCTCTAGCATTCCAAGTAAGTAACCCCGCGCAAGAGATAACGAACTTAAACTATCAATACGTTTTCTCGGATGAAGATCCGCATTTGGTAACGTGGTATGATAACAACTATGGGTATGAAATTACGCTTTATAAGCCGGATGGCCAGAGCGCGATTTCTAATTACAAGATATACGACAGTAGCCAAGTCTTCGGGTTCTTACGAGCAGCCGAGGGCTATGTCGTAAAAGTTAAGGGTTTTACTAATACACTCAGCTACGGCAAGCCTAAGACGATAACATTCACGGTTACCGCACCACCAACTCCACCAGAAGAACCAACCATCACTAACGAAGGCGGCATTATCACGCTCACGCCTCCGAAAGTTGATAAGACTTCTAGCTACTATGAGTTCAAATACCATAGTGAAAATGTGATCACAGAAGCAACAGACTATTCAAACGGTAGCACGATTACGCTCTATTCCTCCGCGGAGGGGCAAGTCTTCCACATTTGGTACCGCTTAGCCTCTAAAGAAGGTTTTGGCGCATGGGTACGTAAAGAGATTACGGCAACCGAAGCCTTCCAAGTAGACCTTGGGAGTGTTGTTGACCAAGTACTTAATTACGAAGGAGCCGACTGGGGTAAATCTTTAAGCGACAGCATTACACAAATGCTTGCGGATATGACTATCTGGGATGAAAGAACCACAGCGTTAGGGGATACCTATGAGAACCTAATCCTAACTCAGTCAAGTCTTGATGATGCCAATAAGATTAACTCCCTCGATATTATCGCGCTACGAACCAAGGTCGGCGATAAAACTGTTCAAACCCAGATTGTCGAAAATAACATCGTCCAGATAGGTTATGAAGATGATAACGGTAATTGGATTATGGGAGCACCGTTGGCCCGTGCTTTCACTGAACTGAAAATCAAAAATCTAGAAGGGGATTCGGTTTCTGTCGTCAGCTACATGCAAGCGTTAGAAACAGCTATGGGTAACTTAGAAGCAACCTTTACCCTCGGTGTAGTTGATGAATCACAAACGTTTACAGGTTTAGAGATAACAGGGGGAAGCGGGGTCAGCGCTATTAAGCTTTATATGGATAACCTAACGTTCTCCAATAAAGCAGGGAAAGACTTTTTTACCTATGACTCATCCTCTCAGAAGCTAGTAATGACCGCGGATGTTGAGGTTAGAGGAACGTTAGTTTCAACCAGAAAAGTTACTATCACACCAAATGTTATGGAGATTGAAGACCCTAATGGCTTCGGGCCAGATAACCTTTGGATATGGAAAGGTACCCCAATTCTAAACGGATCGGAACCGGACTATGATGCTCTAAACAAACAAAACGCTTCTTTAGGCTGGCGCGACTTAAATGGTAACGAATATTTTGGTGGCTCTGTTACTACGGGCCAATTGATTAATGGTGGTGACTCAACACTTCTAACATTAAACCCTTCAGTTGAAGTCGGGCCATTTACTACTAATGGTAACCCCAAGACTGTTAACTGTAGTTTCGGGTGGGATGGAAGTCATACATCTGATGGCGCTTGCCCCACAGATTCAAGCTTCGTACCTCAAGCCACACTTATTCTTGAGCGTAGCCTTGGTGGTGGGGGATGGTCAGAACTTCAGCGAAAAGTTATTACAGGTACCGTAGAGTATAACGAGTTCTATCAAGATGATAGAGCTGAGCCTAGTTGTAATCAACGAGATAGAACAGGAGGTTCCTTCACCTATACGGATACTAACACATCACAAGGGACCTTTTCTTACCGCTTAAGAGTCACCGGCCAACAGCGTGCACTACTACAACAATTTATCGACTCACAGCGTTTGAGCCTTGTTAGTGTAGAAGAGAGACCAGCCTAATGAGTTATATTAGAGACTTCACTTCCGTAACCATAAACCAGAATCAAACTGTAGTTCAGATTAACGCAGGGGATTCTAATTTTTCCGTAAAAGAAAACAGTCAGCTCTTTATCGAGGGTTATACCGTACCAGTAACTATCGTTGAAAGTGATTCTAACGCTCGAACCTTAACACTGGATAAGCCGTGGCCCCATGCGAACGTTGACGGGGTTTCAGCCCGAGTCGTTCCACTGGGGGACCCTGACACCTACCTCACGGCGGTAGAGGCTAATCGTGCGGCTTATGAGGCGTTTGTAGAAGCTGCGGCGGGTTCAGGTTCAGGTTCGCCGGATGAAATCAACTGGTCAATAATAATTGACCCTCCCGTTACGGCTACACAGTGGCCCACTTGGGTACAAGTACAGGGTGATATAAATGAAGTGCTCCCTGAGACAGCAAAGCGTTTCCCTAATTTCCCTGAAATTGGGGGTAAGGTTTCTGTTGAGCAGTTGCCAGATGATATCGACACGGACAATAAACGAACACAGGCCCTAAGCCCACCTATAAAACGCGAAGCAAGCTTAACCCAGCGATTAAGTGATTATCCAACACTAAAGAAAACCGAAGTTCGACCAACAGAATCACCGAACAACAAGCGCTTAATTCAGTTTGATGATGTGCGCGGCGAAGTTCACGTGGCACTGACAGATAGATGGTTCACCATACCTACCACTATTGCTAGTCGGGCTTTCCCAATTTTCTACCGTGGCTTGATACTGCGCTTCAATAACAATAGCGCTTACACAGGCAACATCAAAATGCGCGTCTATCCAATGGGAACGGGAGGTTTAGGTTTACCTAACAACCCAACGCTGGCTAATCACCAATGGCATGAGTATGAAACTACGGTCACTGACCTCTATAAAATAGGCGAGTTTAGTAGTCAGTATTTTGAGGGGATTATTGAATATATCGAGCTAGATAACGGCTGGCACAGGTTTGATGTTGAGCAATCTGATGTGAGGTCGTTAAACGCAAAGTTTGATACAGCGTTTGGTACTTTGCGCTCACCCTTCAGAACTTTCTACCAAAAAGCGGATGGTTATTGGTACAGCGAAGATATGTTCCCCGAAAACCTACACAGTATTGGTGCTAGCTGGGCGCAAGACGCTAATAACCCGCGTGTGTTTACGGTGACCGAAGCCACCGCAAGCAATGATGCTCTTCGTTTCTTCAGCGATTCTTTTGATGACTTCCAATTTGAAATAATTTTAGACGTTTCTTATGTCGCAGGAACACTGGCGTTAACGGTATCAAATGTAGATCCCAATAAAGTGTATTTCCAAGGGCCTGCACGGTTCATTACCGATGAACGAATCTATTTCAAACGAGCAGGTTCTTCTACTACCGCAGCACTTACCGTTGAGTCAATTAAAATGAGAATACCCCATTATGGATAGATTGTTTGATGTAAACCTACTTGACGATGCGGGGTGGACTGACGGTGAAGAGTGGGCTGATTGTAACCCCGCGCAAGACTTGGAGCGTGTTTATAAGCGTGTTTATACCGGCAGCGAAGAAGACGACCCCGATTACCGTGTGAACCCTGGGGATAATTTTTACGTCGGCTCACACCCCGACCAAGTAAGAGACTGGACACCTCGCACCTTGCCGTGGGATTTGAACTTAACTAAAGGCCAGAATGGTAACCCATTGTCTTTCTACTTTGGCTTGCAAGTCGGTGAGCGTGAAATAGACGTAAACTTAGAAAACCATAGTCCGTGGATGCAAAACGTATCGGGTGACTTCATTATCCTTGGTGCTGACTACCATCGTTTCTTTGGCTTAAAAGTCAAAGATTCAGACCCCGTTTTAAAACTGAATTCTGATAACAAAGGTAGCGAGGTTCACGGTGCAGTATTGAGCAATGCTGGCCTCATTGATACACAAGGTTACGCTATGTTCGACTGGATTTTACGTAAACTCACGTTTATCAATACGATATTTAAAGCCCTCGATATACCTCTAGGTTCAAGCAACGTATCTACCCAAGACTTTGATGTTACTGGTACGGGTGATTGTGGCATTGTTATTCGTGCTGGGCACTCAGACATGGAAGTTGTTGGGGGGACGATAGTTAATGAGAATCACTTGTTCAGTGAAAACTTCACGCTTTTACATGGCCTAGAAATAGAAGCTGGCGATGAAGCTGTAGTTCGCTATGTGTCTACGAGTGGCTTTAGCGGCAATGGCTTTAAGTTCGGATGCGAAGTAAACGTTAAAGGCCTAAACTCAGACCATGATGGCGCGGGTATCGAGTTTCTTGAAGTCTCTACCGCAAGAGATTGTATGGTTTCTTGGACTCGTCAGTTAGGAGGTGACAGCTTCGGTTACTACTTCCACAAAGACGGTGAACTTAATAACTGTGGATGTAACTTGGATGAAGTTGGCGGCTTGGGTGTTGTGGTCATCGGCCCCAATGCTACCGTAACTATCAATGGTGGCGATTACAAAGCATTACTACCACTTCCGTTCCTATCGGCCCAAGGCGCTTGCACCGTAGTTTTGAATAACGTCATGGTGAACGATGTTCTTTACAACGAAACTATCGAACTAGCCGAGGGTGAAGCTTGGCGAGGTGAAAAAGCTGAAGTAACTACGGATGTTTTACAGGTTAAAGCTAACAAGACACTAGTTTTGCCCTACATGCACATTCCCCAACTAGATAACGCTATTGCGGTTCAAGGTACGGAAAGACCTTTCCAAAGTGTAGTTACCCTTCCAAGTGGCGCAAGAGTGTTACCCACCGAAGAAGGCTCACTTCGCTATATGCCTGCAGAGGCATGGCTTCACTTGGACCCGGGCGAAACTGCAATTGATTACTTTCGTTATTCCACGGAAGACCTTATTTACATGCACAAGTTCATCATTAATGCCTCCGATGAAGTGGGTGCAAAGGTGGTTCAGCCTGATTCGTTCAGTGGTTCTGGTTGGTCAGAGAATGGTGGGACTTTATACGCAAATGGTACGTTTAGTCGAAAATACTACTCAAATGGAACAAGCAACCCGCTAAGTGCAAGCTATAACTTTGAAGCCGGTGAAGTCTACCAAGTATCACTAAAGCTGGTAGACAAGGTAAGCGGCTCAGTGACGCCAAAAATAGGCAGTGCAATAGGACAGTACAGCCACAGTATCGAAGGCACAGAAGTATGGTTAATTCGCGCGCCCGCTAACGCCACGCAAGTTCAAATAACCGCATCAGGTTACAAAGGTAACGTCCAAAATATCTATGTGCGCAAGCTACTAAGAACGGAAACACCTTGTGTGCCTACGCTGGAAGGTTCTGTTAATGGTTCATACGTAGATTTAAGTTGGAAGATTGAGCCGGTAGACAGGCTTAAATACCGATACACCGCTGATGTTCACATACAAAATCAAGAATTAGCCGTGAATGCCGCAGACGGTTATAGAGGTTATAGCAGCGATTCTAATAAACATTTCTTGTTTGAAAATGTATCGGTTCAAAATAGGCGTAATGGTGTAACGCTTAAAGGTGCTGAATCCCTTGAAATAGATGGAATGGATTTTGTAGGTGGATATAGAGGAACTAACGAAACATGGCAAGTAGCCGTAGTTCCTGAGTACAAGAATCCGTATTGTAAAATATCTCAATTGGGGAATATCACCGCTGATTTAGGTCTTGAATCCAACTACGGTAACTACAACTCACAATTTGGTAACTGCGACATTCTCGTTATTAATGCGCCTTACTGGGGCGTGGGCTCTTGGGGTGAAGTAGGTGAAATCTATACTTGTCACGTTTATAACTTAGACGGAAAAAACTCTACGGATGCTATTACGGATTTAAAACGTGTTACGGAAATCAACAACAGTACGCTTGAAGGTTCTTGTAAAATTGTTCGTGCTCACCGAAGAGGTGCGGCGTTGCTTAACAACAGTGAGTTTATATCTACCTACGGTACACGAGAAACATTTCAACCAAATCATAGCCCTGCTTATTTTGAGATTTGGAACTGTTACGCAGATGGTCAGCGCTGTGTAACAAAAGAGCAAATGAATAGCCAGAAAAAAGGTTCAGGCTTCCATTACTCGGATAGAGGCTTATTAGCAGGTAACCAAAACTCGGTAGAAGTCCTAAAAACCTACCCAACCCTAGATGATTTGAACCGCTTTGCTATGACAGATATGCAGTTTGAAGTATCGAGCAATGGTGGTTCTAGCTGGTCTACTTTAAGTATTCCGGGTGTTGAATTGCCCGGGGTTATTGGTTGCTTTAAACGTTCAGTTTCACTTTCATCAGGCACATATCAGATCAGATGCCGATGCCTTAACGGTGCGTTAGTGGGCGCATGGTCTAACACAATATCAATTACAGTATAGAGAGATAAGCAATGGCTACGGTTAATTTAAATCTAGCACTTCAGAGTGGTAGTCAAATACCACCCGAACTAAGTGTAATAAGCGGGAACTGGACGTTTCAAGGTAATGGGCTTTACATAGCAAATAGCGCATCAGGGCAAATTGAATTGGTTGATGCGACCGCCGACAATGATGTGACTATTTCATTCAGGCATGACGACACTAACGCGACAGGGAAATATTTCTCGTTCGAATTTCGGCGCGTTAATGATGACAACTACATACGTGTAATTTGGGACCTAGCAACAGGCGTCTATCGAGTAGTTAAACGGGTATCGGGCACGAATACAGTGCTTTATGACGGTACGCATAATTCTGGTGCGTCCGCGACATTGCGCGTTGTGACCTCTGGCTCTAGCATTACTGCATACGCTGATGCCGACGTGGTTTATTCTACGTCAAACGAACCATTTAATCAGACGGTAGGCACTGCGATTGTAAATTTATCGCAGGGTTTTTACGGTATGAGTGCAGTGACATTTGAAAATCAGGCGGGTTCAGTGAACACC